CGGGAAATACGAGGCATAGACATAGCCATAGTCGGCGAAATACGTGGTGTACGCTCCGGTGCAATCCGCGGGGAAGAACCCTGCATCGGTCGTTCCGACGACGGTCTTTATCGCTCCGCTGATGTTGCTGGACAGGCTCGGCGAGAGCTGTGTCTTATCGAACGCGCTGTCCTCCGTAGAGGAGTATCCAGTGCAGGTCATCAGCCTTCTGTTGGAATCGGTCTTCGCTCCGCCGCACCACTGGTATAAATCGCCATAGATGTTCTGGAGCCAGAAGAACGCCACCTGCGTGGTCGTGCCCGAAGTGTCGCCGTACATGCCGTAGTCGTTGGTGTAGGTCAACGCGGTCTGAGCGCCCTGCGACCCGCTGGAGATGCCGTTGCCGAGCGCCGCCTGGAGGTTCGTGGTCTTGAACATCAGCGTCATGAGCGCCGCGATATATGTCCACTGATACCAGGTCATGATATCCCATCCGCCGCCCTTGTTGGTCTGAGTATATGAGATGGCGTTGGTCAGTGTGATGGCCGCGGATTTCGTTCCGCCGTATGACAGCACGGCAGAGGACGAGGGCGAGCAGAAGTTGCCGAGCCTGAAGTGGCCTTTGCGGTCCGAACCGACAGAGCCTGCGAGATCGTAGAACCCGTCGAGCTTCTCCATGGAGAACGCGAACTCCAGAGAGTCGGTCCCCTCCAGGTTCATCTTGAAGTACCAGGTCGGGAAGTAGGTGTATACCTCTTTGGAAGAACTGCCTGCGGTCGCGGCCCTCTTGTCTGTCACGTCGGTCCAATTCCACCCCGCGCTCTTGGAGCCCTCGCAGAACTGCCTTCTTATCTCGCTGATGAGCTTGCATCCTGCCCAACTGTTGATGAGGAAGGTGTTGCTGTTGTTGGTGCAGGGTGTAAACCCGTATGCATTGTTGGTGATGTTCCCGAAGAGGGTAGCAGGATAAGTCACCCTGGTCGCAGGGTCCGCTGTGGAGATCGAGATGGCAGCACCGTACACGAGGTTGTAGATGACCGCCAGAGAAACCTCGTATGAGCCGTTGTTCTCGACCGTGATAGTCTTGGACTCTCCGCCCGATGCGCCGTCGGGATAATCGACAGAGAACGTCCAATCGCCCGCAGGGAGCGAGAACGTCGCAGAGCTGCCCGGCACGACGCTTGCGGTCCTCGAATCGAACCCGTCGCAGGACGCGGTGACGGTCCTGGTCGCGGACGATTTGGCATCGGTGACGGGGACGGTGACGACGCCGGGCACATAGCACCCTATGGTCGGCGCAGTGGTGACGAGGTCGTTGCAGGTGACGGTCGGCTCGGAATCGAATCCCACGCCGTCCTTGACGGACGTTATCTTATACGTCGCGGCGGCTTCGACGCTGAAGATGACCTCTCCATCCGAGCCTGTGGTCATCGTCGCCACAGTGCCTGTGGAGCCTGTGGGCGTGATGGTGGATTCGATACCAGACAGGTCGGAGATGCCCGAGTACGACACTTTCAGCTTGGCTTTGGTGCCGCCCTGTATCGTAATATCTTTCGTTCCTCCTCCCGCCTTAGTCAGAGTCAGTTTATCGTCGGCATACGTCGCATCGACGAACGCCTCGGGGTTGAAAACAGCAGCATTGGTTGTGCCTTTCATGCCCGTTCATGAGCGTGATTGTTTATAAGATTGTTGAAATGCACAATCGTGCATCGAATTTCAGGATGTGGCATCCTACTTTGTAGATAAAGCTTTTAAGTCCTGCACCTCATGATACTTCGCGGTAGTTATGGCTCACAAGTCACACCTTCCGCTGAAAGACCCTGATAAGGGGCCGTATTGTCCATTCTGTTTCATGAGCTTGCGCAACTTCAATGAGATTGCGAGAAGAAAACATGAAAGCGCATGCGAACAGAATGATGCGCGGATCATGTGCTCACCCCGTTCAGCAGGGCGCCCTAGGCGCGGGAAAAGAGCAGAGACAGACAGGGATGATCTAGAGGATCGTTTCATTTGAATAGTTGTTCAATTATTCAAATGATTTCTATCATTGAATCGAGTAGATCTACTTAAAGAAAATCATAAATTTCTTTAAACTCCCTCAAAACGATAGATCTGAATGGGATTTTCCCAGGGAGGTGATGTGGCGGAAGAACTCAACAGCGATGAAGTGTCTGGTATGAGCGAACATATCAGAGACACGAAACAGGCTTTGTGCAATATCGAAGCCGATCTTAAAGAAATGAAGGAGGATAGAAATATGACGGAAGGTTTTGATTCGGGAGCCCTCATGGGAATGCTCGCCAACAAGGGCATCGACCCCGGCGTGGTTGCGATGCTCAACGACAGGTCGAGGAACGGCGGATGGGGAGAGGACGGCGGAAGCTGGATAATCCTCCTGTTCCTGTTCCTGCTCGGCATAGGCGGGAACGGCTTCTGGGGGAACAGAGACAACAACATAGACGGCGTGGACAGGACCGTTGTGAACGAGGCCAACTACAGCAGGCTCCTTGACGCGGTCAGCACCAACGGCACGAGGCAGGAGATGGCTATCAGCCAGCTCGCCCAGAGCCTCAATGTGAACAGCAATGCGGTGTCCGCAGCGCTGGCAGGCATAGACAAGCAGCTCGCCGTCAATAACGGCGACTTCAAGTCGGCCATCCAGAGCTGTTGCTGTTCGATCCAGAACAAGGTGGGCGAATGCTGTTGCCAGACCAATCTGAACATCGAGAGGACGGGGAACGCGCTCTCGTCTCAGCTCTCTGCCCACAACTACAACATGGCCAGCCAGTTCGCCGCACAGACTGCGATGATGCAGGCTCAGCACTGCGAGTTGCAGAACCAGATGACGGCAGGGTTCAACGCCATCCAGCTCCGCGAGGACCAGCGCGAGATACAACAGCTCAGGGACCTTCTGTCTCAGCAGAGGGACACGGCGAACACCAACGCCATCCTCGCCGCAATAGCCAACAAGGATACCATATCTGTATCCGGCACTGCCGGGACGTCCACGTTTTCCGGTACAGGCACCCTCAGTTGAGCAACCAACGGTCTGGGACGATTACATCCTCCTGGACCCCTAAACCTTTTCCCCTATCAAGGTGATTACGATGTACGAGAACATCCTGGGAGCATTGAACTCCAAGCCGCAATCCAAGCTCACGCCTGCTCAAGAAGTGGCTAATTACTCCGCCTTCAGCGACCTACAGAAGCAGGGCGTGTACCTGCCCGATATGATGGAGAAGCTGAGGGAGCTGGACGAGCTGAAGAAGAGGCTGGACAGCATCGAGAAGTCCGCACCCGTTGTGGACGAAGCAGTGTTCTCCACGATGGAAGCCGCTGTAGCAAAGAACCATGTGGTCGTGGAAGCTCGTAAGCATATGGAATCTACGCAATCCACTATCCTGCAGGAGCTCTGCATGAAAGACCCTCGCTACAAGGAAGCTTATGACGCATACAGGGCGGCGGTGAACAGGGAGTACGTCAAGGCTCACGAGAAGAAGAAGGACGAGCAGGGATGACGGAAGATTACCCCTGCTCGAAGGTTAGGTGATTTCAGAACCTATGCCCATTATGCCGGATGCATACTTAAGATTTCGCTTAAATATCCATTCAACTATACACGATCATGGGCTGGGAGCAAGATTTGATAGATACATGGTGCGCAGAATACGGCATCAACAAGATTCATTTTCTCGGGTATGCAGACGATCTGGGGAAGCACCCTGGCGAAGCACGTTACAATGCGCGCAACCATATCCAGCCGTGGATGGGGGTAGGTGTATCTTCAAGATTCGCCGAGCATAAGTTCATTACAAAATGCATCCTCTGGCACGAGCTGTATTTCTGTTGTAAGAATTGGGGTCCGAAATTCTCACCTTCGCCTGAAAGATTCAAGAATTGTATATTCAAGATATACTTCACCAAGCCGCATCTCTGCATAGGCTGGCTCCTCACACCTGCTTTCAGATGATGTGAAGTGTGAATATTCATTTATAAGCCTGAGAAGATATGCTGAATCATGGCAGATAGCTACACACATCTTTCAGATATCTCTGTCAGAGGAAGCATCGAATCGTCGGCTCAGGGCCTTATGCTCGGGTCTATGGACACGATGCCTGATGCATCCGAGCAGAATGCAGGGAAGATCGTCCTGTACACAGGCGAAACTGCGGGGACATATGTTTATGGACATTTCTACAAATCCAATGGCTCAGATTGGACCGAAATCAAAATCGGTTCGGATATCGCGGTTGACACTGAACTCAGCACTACCAGCACGAACCCTCTCACTAACGCTGCAACTACCAACGCATTGAATACCAAAGTCGAGAAGATCGAGGGGAAATCCCTGTCTGCGAATGACTATACAGATGCCGAGAAAGAGAAGCTCGCAGGCATTGCCGAAGGCGCACAGGCCAATGTCCTTGAAGTCGTGAAGCTCAATGGCGAGACGATCATCATCGTAGGCAAGGCGGTGAACATCGACCTCAGTGCCTATCTCACTATCGCAGACGCAGACCTGGGCAGATTCGCACTTAAGAGCGACATAGTAGGGCTGTATAAGCTCAAGGGCAACATAACCTATGCGGAGATGATCGCCCTTACGACTGCAGAGGTCGGAGATGTATACAATGTCACCGACAAGAGCGGAATGAATTATCTCTGCACAGTCGCAAAAACCCCTGGCGCATCCAGCTGGGACGAACTCGGCGTAGTCGTAGATATCTCTGGGAAGCAGAACAAAGCCGTTATCGCAACCACCTTAGCCCCTGTGTGGGTCAGCGACACTACATACACTGGATACGCCTACAAGGGCACTCTAACTGTGGATGGGATGACAGCCAACCATGTGCCTGCAGTATGTTTCACCTGCACCGATTCTGCATCGGGGAACTACGCGCCTATTGCCGAATCCGATGATGGGAAGGTGTACATCTGGTCTAAGACCAACGATCCGACAACCATCGCAACGGTTGTAGGAATTGAGAAACAGTAAACAATTTAAGAAGGGGCTTTCGCCCCTTGTTTTTATCAGAGTCCGATGACAACAGTCGTGGTGACTGCTACATTAGTCTGATAGTAGACTTTTCCACCGCTGTATTTGGTAGCGACGAATATCTGCTCACCAGATCCATTAAAGACGGTGATGGACGTGGGATATCCTGTGAGAGTCAGGTCAGGGATTGCAGTCCAGTCCTCTGCAACTGCCATCTCGACAGTCTTGACGACCTTCCCGGCGCTGACAACTGCTGCATCGAAGTCGGATACCTTGGTATGAACGATGCTCGGTATATCGTCTGCATCGAGAGTCGTACCGCCTGTGACCAGGCCCTCTGCACTGATAGTGACCTTGGTGAAGGTTCCGGCAGTGGGCTTGGACGACAGAGCATCCACTTTTTTATCGGCAGTGTCCTGCGCAGCATCGGCAGCAGTCTGGGCAGCGGTGATCAGAGCCGCATATCCGTCATAGGTCGAGACCTTGGCGGTCGTGATACCGGAGTTGACGGCGGCGAGCTGAGCATCAGACAGACTGTCTTGCTTCTTGCCCAGCGCAGTATCGACCTCGGTCTTAGTATAATATTGCGAGAAGTCGAACTGTCCTCCGAGGGGGTCCCATACAAGAGTCCCATCAGCTTTCCTGACACGGCAGACATTGGTTCCAGCAGGGTATACTTTTCCATCGACGCTGTTGGTGAACGCAGATTGGACATTGTACACATCTCCGACAGATGCATCGGAAGGCAGGTCGTTGATGGTGGCGACGGATCCCATGGGCCTCATGAAAGTCGTGAGGTCGGATTTCTTAGCATACTCGTCCAGGACGAGCTTAGCGATGGTTCCATCGAGGATAGAGACCCCGCCCACAGTCACATCAGTGACCTTGTTGACCTGCGCACCGGTCTCGATGCCCTCCAGCTTGGTCTTGAAATCGGAAGTGAAATCCTCGGTGGACAGCCCCTTGCCGCTGACCTTGTCGACTTTCGTAGCCAGCGCAGCTTCAGTCTCAGTTTTGACAGCAGCAGCGTCCGCTGTAGCTTTGACCGCCGCGATAGCAGTCGTGTTGTCGGCGACTTTCTTGACAAGCCCTGTGGATGCATCGTTGACGGTGGTTTCGAGAGCGGTGATGCGGCCTTTGACGGTGCCTGCAGTTGCATCGGCCCCGATGGTCTCGTTGATCGTTCCGATGCTCGTTGTGTTCGAGTCGGCAGTCTTCTTCACGTCCGCGATCGCAGCAGCGTTGGTGGCAATAGAGCCTGCATTGTCTGCAACACTTTTGACAAGCCCCGACGTGCTGTCTCCGACAGTGGTTTCAAGCGCAGATACTCTGGATCCGAGGCCTTCTCCGCCCTCTCCGATAGCATCCTCCACCGTTTTCACTCTAGCAGCCAGCGCATCGGTGACAGTCTTATCGGAGACCTTGGCCCACGATGTGCCGCTGTAGTAGTAGTACCCAGGCTCATTGGAGTCCACAGTCGTTGTGAGGTAGACTACAAGTCCTGTCTTGCCTTCAGGCAGAGCTGTAACATTCTCAATGCGGGCGCTCTTGAGCTCGTTGCCCTTGAGGTTCACATTGACAAAATATTCAATGTCTTTAGACATTTTCACACCTTCTGCGAAATCTTAGATTTCGTCGATGCGATTATTATTTGTGAGCGTTAAAAAGGTTTAGGGGGCTATGCCCCCTTAGAGGATAAGCGCAGTTCCACTGACGGGTATCGAGTTGCTGAATGTCAGGTCGACCATATTATCGCCCTGACAGACTATGTCTATCATGGCCTGACCTGTATCTGTCAGGTATACCTGCGCCCCGACACAACGGTTCAGAGCATGAGTGATCTCAAGCATCGTCTGCTCGGTGAAGTGATAGACCTGTGTAGCCTTCCTCAGGATGACGCGCCCAGATTGAGGCGTGGTGAACCCTATCGAGATCACACCGTCTCCCAACTGGCCGATATCGCCCATTGCCTGACCAGAGCCATCAAGGTAGATCTGCACCAGATACCATGCCGATGCATCTAGGCCGTTCTCTGCCAAGTCTATACTCCAATCTGTAGCAGAATCGAAGGACAGCATCTTGTCTGCGCTCGCAACAAGCATGGAGCCTGTAGACGCATCGTTCAGGGATACGACTACAGGAGTATAATCTTCAGAAGACTCTTGTGTGATATCTCCCTTGAGATTATTTCCCGTCTCGTCGAATAACTGAACGAACAGCGGCATCTTCGTAGGATTCTCATGCGTCCATATCTGTGATGCAACATCATATAACTTGACATCCACATCGGATTCCGGCTCGGGCTGAATGGATTGGTCGCAAGCGATGATATTCAGCTTGAGAGGATCAGATGGCGCTTCGGCAAACGTGACCTGGACATTGTTCTTATCTATCGCAATGATGTCGGCTTGCACGAACCTGATGGGCGCAACAGTGGTCCTGAGCTGGAATATCAGCTCGTATGAATCCAAACTGTGCTTCACGGTCACGACCTTAGATCCAGCAGAAACAGTGCAACATGCCGATGCATGGCCTGCACCACCTCCACCTCCGCCGATCGCAGATATGACATTGTTCTCTATAGTGATGTTCGCCCCAGCAATCAGCAGGTCTTGTTTCCCTTCAAGCACCTGCACATGTTCAGCAGTCATCAATCCGATGCGAGCTCTTGTAGCAGTCTGCAACGAAGTAGTGTTGATGGAGATGTCTTCAGTAGTTTGAGATATGTCAAGCTTGAATGAAGTCGAGCCTATCTGCTCCCATGCACCATCGACCCAGATATACTCATCCTTGATATTCTTAGACTTGGAATTGGTGCTGGGCACAAGGTAGATCACCCCGCTCTCTCCGATATCAGGCAGTTTATCCACAACGACTATGTTGAACTGCTTGATGACCTCTATCTTCGAGTCGACCTGCTCTTTGGTGTAATAGTCGTCCAAATCTGTCTCGATGACATACTTCTTATCGTTCTCCAACTGAGATACTTTTGTCGGAACTGCGATGTCCACTCTGCGCTCTGAAATGGGCAGTGCATAGCCGTTCACGGATATGGTGTCCAAGATATTGTTCTCACCAGTCTGCTTCCATTCGCCTTCAGAGAACACATAGATTCTGTTATCATCCCTGCATATCAGAATCTGGCCCTCTGCGCCTTGCGGGAGGGGCTTGTTCGCCCCTTCCAGCCTAACATTGCGCAGCTCATTGGAGAGCATATCCAGATCTGCATCTAGCCTGTATGTTCCGGTCATCTTATCACCGCCGTCCCCTTATGGGGGTGGTTGAAGTATATCGTCACCTGATCCAGTTTCTTGGTCTCGAACTTGACTTCCCCGTGTATCTCATACCCTGATGCATCGAAAGTCTGCACATTCACAATACGACCTAGATTATGATCTATGACCCAAGTATCCACCTCTGAAGTGAAGTCGAATGCCTGGATCATTTCAGGCGAGGGCTGTGCCTGGACAGCAGGCGAAATGGTCAAGACATACTGATTCGAATCAGGAGGGTCTGTGAACACCACATTGAGAATGCCGGGGCGAGTCGCAGTGTACTTAGCCGATTTATACTCACCAGTAGCCCTTTCACGCAAGGCGATGAACAGGTCTTTCGCTCCGAACCTGTGATTTAGGTTGAATGAAGTGGACTTTCCATTGCCGATAATCCACTTCTGATACTCGGACGATGACGAACCCCCCCCATCACCCTGCACCATCGCCCAGAAATCGCTTACGTCGCCCTCTTCCGAGATGGGCACGTTCCCGACATTGTCTTCGACCTGGGAGATATACAAGAACTGATTGTAAATGACTGTAGATCCCATGCTGTATACTTCTTCGGCAGACCAATGAGGGACAGCCATGTTCAGATCGGTCTTACGGTCCAAAGAATCCTTAGCCAGCACAGCTGAAGGGAGCTGAACGACTTGTCCGACCTTCGACCTGTCGAGGTCATCCCACGACGTGATAACCTGAGAATCGTCCAGCTTATCATCCAGTGTATGTTTGGACAGCCTTGCAGAAGGGATCTGTATTGTTTGCCCAGACTTGGATTCGTCCAGATCGGCCCAACTGTCTAAGACTTGCGAATCGTCAAGTTTGGCATCGAGACTATCCTTCACGAGTTTCGCAGATGGATATTGGTCGTCTTGGGGCTGGTCCCACACGGTCACAAGGAAGCTTTTGAGCTGGTACTTGTTCAGATCAAGGTCTCCTGTAAGCGGCTCCCACCTCTCTTGCTCGGACCACACCCAATTGGTGCCCGCCTCATACCATTGAGTGTTGCCCAATTCATCTTTTCCATAAGGTCTGCGATCGGTCAGAGAGTAGACATCTCCGTTACGGAGAGGATTGCCCGCCATCGTCTGCCTGGATTCAGCCATCGAATCAAGATCGGCCGATGCGCATGTGCCTCTGAATTGATAGATCCCTGCGATATCATACTCGATGAAACCGCCTGCGTCAGCATCATATATGATAGACTTGCCATTCCCGATCTCGCCTTTCAAGAGAGGAATGGTATCTGCAACATTACCTGTCGGGAGCTGCTCTATCAGGAGCTTTCCATCCACAAGGATGGGCACGCCCTCTAAGGAGAGGTCTTGGTCATTGAGCCCGCTATATGTCCTGAAACGAATGATTGCAACACGGTTCTCTTCGTCAATGAATTGCGTTGCAGGAACAACAATGCCATAATCCTTCCAGAGCTTGATATAGCCGAGGATATCAGGTTCGGTTCCTGTGGGAGAGTAAGGGGGGCACGCACAAGGCTTCCTGTCGCCCATACATCCTATTGACCTCTTGATCGCGATCCCGTCGACGGTAGACACCACGACTTCGGTAGGCTTGAGCTGTGCGACATTCCTTATGTCGAACTCTACACCCGGTTTGACGAAGAACAACTGGTAATTCACACGCATGGATTTGGTGCGCGATGTCACCGACCATGGCACGGCGAAAGTCTGGCCGTCGAACACGGCCTTGTCCCTGTCCTCAAGCCACGAAGGGGCCTCAGGGCCGAACACCATCGGATTCCCATTGTCATCCAGCGTATCGAACATTATGTACGGCACATATTGTATGAGGAACTGCAAGTCAGTGTACTCGAAATGGAGCACAGTAGACAGAGAATCTCCGACCTGACCTGCATACCTGCGTTCAACGCTGGTGAGCGAGCGGGTCTCTGGATTGAAAACCCTAGTCAAATGAGTCATGTTTGTTCAACATCATTGACTAATATAAAGGTAGTTTCGCTGACATTTGTTTTCGAATGAATGCTTTTCTGTCTGTCTCTGCGATAGCACCCGCAGCTCTGCGTTTTGCCGAACACGAGATCGAAAGTCTGGACATAGCAGGTTGCTCCGCAATCGCACTTGCAATCCCATCTGACCTTGTTCCCGCGATTAGGTGCTCTGCCTATGACTACCAGTCTACTGAAACGCTGCCCTGTCAGATCGACTTCCAAAGGTCTGCCCATAAGCATTATACTGAATAAGAACTATATGAATACATGAACATCAAAGCATGCATCGCAGTAGTGCTTATGCTACTCCTGACTGCAACCTCCTGCATCGCCGTCTTGTCTGACAATGACGATGGAATGGACGTGCCTAAGCTCAAATCATTTTTATTCATAGATGAGGAAAATTCGAAAAAGATAGCCTGTTCTGTATGTGAGGGCGACAGCAGCATAGGACCTTGCCCGAAAGAATACACCGACGAGAATGCACCTTATGGATTCATCGGATGGCGTTCTCAATTCGGCGTATTGTATCCCGGCGAGACCATATGGGACATAGGCTATGATTTCTGGTCTATGTACTATATGAACGACCCGATATATGTCTATGCAGAATATGATTTCTCACCTGCTCCTGAGCCTGAAGAACCGAAAGGATTCGAGCTGAAGAATGCAGGCATATGGGCATTAGTTGCAACAGCATTCGTCGGCATCGCGATCGTAGCAGTCATAGCAAAGCGTCAGGAATTATTCTGAGCCGTGACGATCTGAGATGTAGATGATGCGAGGTCTATCGAAGCCATAGTGCCCCATGTATATGTTGTCGTGCCTTGAGGGTAGCAATATTCATACGTGGACAGCATGAGCTTCGGATAGACCTCGCCACGTCCCAAGTCGGACTCATTGTCGATTGTAACATCATCGCTCAGATCGATTATGCTTGTGGCGCGTGCATTCGGCACGAATAGCGGAGCCCACCCGATAGAGCCCTTATATGATGTGAGCTCTTTGAATGTGAAAGAAATCGATTGCTGAGGCTCTGCACGATATGATATGAAATTTGTGCCGAATATACCTGCTTGAGAATCTTTACTCGGTTCCGGCGTAGGCTCAGGATCGGTGCTTTCGCCACCCTCGGTCGATGAATCTGTTCCATCCTCTGTAGTCTCACCCGATTCTTCCGAATCGGTTTCTTCTTGAGCTACAACACCGGACAACTCCTTTATCGTCAGAGTATTTCCGCCACGCTCCTTATACACATCGATGCTACCCTCATCCTTGATGGAGAGCTCAACCATGCTGTCTCCTGACTTGCATTTGATCACAATGGAATTGATGATAGTGTCTGTACCTTCATCCCCGAGGGATACTGTATCGGAGATGCGCCCATAATATCTGTTGCTCTTGCTTGATGGATACAGATCGACATTATCATAATCCACGGATGCAGCACTCATACGAGTGTCTACGACATACGCTTTATCCCACGAGAACCAGATTCTGCACCCTAGACAAAGGGCACACACCTGTAAGATGTACCATAAGCTAACGCCTGATTCGAATGTCAGCGTTCCGACTGCATCATCTGCACTGCTGTCATATTTATATACTGTACTGCTTGCATATGATGGCCCGCCATACCTTCCACTAAGGATGCTTTCGATGATCTTATACGGCGTATCTGCAAAAGATGTTGAAGATATCAGCCCTCTGTATGCTTCAGCATTGCAATATGCAGTGATCTGGTATGTGCTGTTGCGGAGTTTGCACTTAGTCACCGTCATATGCGAAGACCCTATTGCACTCACGACGACCTGTGTCTTACCCAATATGATCCCCTTGGATTCTACAAGAGATGGTGCAATAGAGGTCAGTCTGTTTTTCGGGATAGAGAACACAGCATACTCAAATGGAGACTCTGGCCCACCACACAAGGTGTAGGATGTGATGCAATTGATGCTCTTTGAGAGCAGGACTATGCCTCCGACAGACACCTGGAAATCAGATTGCGGAATGAAGTATGCTGGATCAGATACAGACCCCACATACATCGTGCCTACATGAAACTCGAATGATCCTGATACTATCGTGTTGTAGGAGTTACTGTAGTTGAAAGTGAAGTTGCGGATATAGCCTGTCTCAGATATGGGGGCCACATATGGGTTGACATCGCTAGGTGTGAATTCCAGCTTGAACCCATTTGTACGTGCTTGCCACCTGTTCATTATGCTCAATGCATAATCGATCCAATCTCCATTGGACCACTCGCGTGAATCGGTCGTATTGGTAGATATAGACTCGGGCATGTTGCGTGTGAATTTGATAGAGTATGTCTTGGATGTGCCCATATCCACGCCGAATGTAGATTCGACACCGAGAGATACAATCGGCGTGGTCATAGTAGTCTTCGAAAAAGACTCCTGAATTTCGAATGTATCGAAGTACAGATCAGAATAACCTGTTGCCGAAAGGACGAGCTGCCCTGCGAACTCACTCATCACGAACCACCAGAATCACTATCCCGTCACCGCCTTTTCCGCCCCACATCTCCATCCAATGCTGGCCAGTAGTGGGATATCCTCCATAGTCGCATGCACAACCGCCACCGCCGCCGCCCCCGATGGTTCCATTGGCTGATTCAGGAAGATCAGACTCCCAAAAAGCAATATCGTGGAATACCCTAGGGTCTGTTGCATTATCGCCCATGTTGAACCCATCTCCGCCTTTAGAGATGTATGTGCCATAAACACCCGTATTATCATACAATGTAAGGTTGAGCCCGGCAGCCGCACCTCCTCCGCCCCCTCTGCAATCTAAATCACCATTATTCAACGAAGAAGAAGATCCAGAGTGAGACCACGTGTACCCCACAGAGCCTTTTCCGACTGTACCTGCAGATGCGGTCACAGAAGTTGTGCTCCCATCCGTTCCCTTTCCGCCTGTGACGCTGGGTGACGATCCACCGGCATATTCTTTTGAACCGCCCGCGCCAGGATAGGATGTGTATGTAATTTCACTGGTGGTTTCCTCATATGCAAGATCGGACTGCTTTCCTGCACTCCCCCCGTTTGCATAGCCTACTATGGCTCCATTCTTATACATCGTGGTCCTGCCGCCATCTTCAGCTGCAACGTGATTCCCATGATTATATTTGTTGATGCCCGCAGCTCCCCCCTTGCCGACATCAGCAGTGATTATATCGCCTGCACTGACACTGAAATTCAGGATATTCACATATCCGGACCCGCCCGCGCCTCCAGGGATACATAAACCCTTCCATCTTGAAACCGCATGTGGATACAAGCCTTTATTGGCAGGCCGACCTGAACCGCCGCCTCCGCCTACCAGATATGCCGTGATGTATGCACTCTTATCTTGAACAACATATTTGGCTTCATCCCCGATGTTCCAGACCCTGATATCTCTGACACCGCCCCAGACTGCATACAAGGTCGTGTTGCTGTCCCATACAACATACGACCCCTTCTCGTAAACGACTGTCGTTGCATCAGGCGATGTATCCCACCCTTTGACAATGAACCCGGGCTTCTCCGACAGCCATTCATCCGGCTCAGAAGGGACTTCCATGTAGTATCCCTTAGAGACTGTTATAGTCGATTCAAGCGATGGCACATTCGATTTTAGCGTCAGCGTCACAGTAGGCACAGTGCCCCCTTCGCCGTTCATCCTCGCTACAGCCAGAGGCAAGGAGAACTTGATCGTATCAGTATCATACGTCAAGCTCAGAGATCCCGAAAGGAACACATTATAGTCGAAGTTGGGATAGAGCGCTTCATCATCAGAGAAATACTTGACATGGAATCCGCCTGCTCTGACATTGCCCTCCATACCATTGTTCTGCCAATTATCCAAAAGAGACTCAAGATTGCGGAACCACACTGCATTAGACCATTTGTCCATAGACGCTGTTTTCGAATCAGAATAGTCGATAGGATTCACACGCATGCAGGAAAGGTTGATGCGCAATGCAGTGCCTGTATCCATGCAGAAATTCTGCTTGTATCCATAAATGTACGTCTTCGCTTCGGACAAGGTTGCAGTGGCAGTCATGGAGATGCTTGTAATGATAGGTATCTTTACAATCTGCCCCGTCTGGCCCTTCCAGTTGAATTCAAGAAGCGCATAAGACATCAGAAACCACCTTTTATCTTAGACAGGGATATCTGCGAACTGATCTCGTCTCTAACGATACGGACCACGTCATCATTCGTATACCCGTAGAAATTATTCGTAACAGAATTATTGCTGGATGCGATATTCTGAAGCTTGCTCTCGGGAATGATGTACTCGCCCTGGCCTCCTTCACCGACCAGCGCCCATGACCCTCCATCCCTCGCAGGGATGTATCCGCCTTCTGCAAATCCATAGTCTGTAAGAACTGCCGCAGTGGAAAGGCTGCCTATTCCGAAACCGAGCCCCGCACCGGCTAAAGCACCCCAGGGTCCCGTGATGTTCCCCAATAGCGAAGACCCGCCGATTATCGCACCCAATGTCGCAGTCTGCAATCCTACGTATAGCGATACGAACGCTTTGAAATTATCCATGATCCACGAAGCGACGTTGAGAATAGCTTCGATGAAGCCCTCCATCCTGTTCTCCACCCAATCGCCGATCTTGACCATGAATCTGCCGATGGTGCCGACTACCCCGCTCTGATTGCTCAAGGTCTCCCCAATCCCTGAGATGTATTCTCCGAAGATCTGGGTCCCTTTCTCGATAGCATATTGGATCGCTTCGCCCAAAGTCTTGCCCTCGAACGCATCCCACAAGTCTACGACCTTGTCCAATAGCTCGACTGTAGCAGGTATGAGTATCTCGCCTAGCTTGTTGCCCAGGGGCATGAAGAACAGCGTGACTGCAAGATTGAACAGAGCTTCCACAGATTGAAGCAAAGGTGATGCGTCACGCATACGACGATACATATCTTCGATGAATCCGAGCGACATGGATGCGATACCTTGCAACCCCTTGGTCGCAAGAGATACACCTGTTGTGACCACTTTCGTCAGAGCTTTGATACGTTTCTCTGACTTCTCCCCATCATCACTATTGTCTGAATCTTCATCTTTCCGCGGCATGATGCGGAATCTGTCGAAGAACCTTGACCGCTTGCGAGCGTTCTCCATTGCCTCAGACGTATCTCCATTCGACGCATCATCGCCTGCTTCAGAAGTATGGGTGCTTGCCGCCTGTCTGCCTGCAACAGTGCCGCCGTTCCCCCCTTGGCCGCCCCCATTCCCACCTGGGCCGCCATTGTCGCCACGCCCATTGCCACCTGCACCTGCGGTTTCATAGATTCCATTCATAGCGCTAGCTAGGGCCTCTGTGTCGAACTTCGGCACAAGGGTCATCGTCAGCTTGAATTCTTCATTCATCTTTGCCTCTGAAAAGTTTGGAAATGGATTGCGCAATGGCGTTCGCGTTACGATGGATTCCCGACAGCGCTACGACAGACATTATCTGCAAGTCCTCGAACGAAAGGTCGAAGAACTCCTCCTTCGACCCTCCATTCAGGAGATACACTCCATAGAGATACATCAATGCAGACTCCCCTTCTAAGGGAGCTTTGCCAGACACCGCCTCGCTGAACAGTCTTATTCCGAATTCACGGTCCCTGCATCCGGAGAGCCGTCCAAAGGGGAGGCGACCTCCCCTGAATCGATACGCCGGACTGCATCGATCATCTCATCATACAGGAGATTGTCATTACCCCTTTTGATTCCAGCCAGCCTGTCACAGAAGCTGAGGAATGACTCGACATTGCGATCAAAAGGCGCGCTCTGCACATACACCAGAATGCTGAGAATCTCGACATCACCTTGCTGGACCTCAGATACAGATACTTCTGCGCCTTTTTTGGAAACACGTGCAGGCTTGCTCATCTCATTCTTAAGCTCTGTCATGCGACGAAGGCCAGGTGCAGAAAGGATGATTTCTCCTTCGGCACCATATTTCTCAAGGTCGATCGATATGCTCATTTCCATATCCATATAATCACATCCGTTCCCAGATCATGCCGGATTCAACTGCCTTCGATATGATCCAGTGCATTGGGATTGACAGAGGTCCATATAGTATTTGTGTCGAGACCAGAGCCGTTCTTAATGACCAAATCTACTTTCTGGACTTCGGTTGAATTGATCTGGTCTTGAAGCTTCGACCCGTCTCCTTTCTGCCACGTGAGCGATTTGATGACCACTTTAGTGAGAGTGAACACAGAGCTCTTCGAAGACTTAGCATATACATCTGCAATGTTCTTAGACTCGTCATCGCTCAAGTTGCCGTCATATGTCGCAAGCAGCACCTTGGGAATAGGTTTCATGCCTTTGGACATAGGAGACAGCGTCGTATTATCATACCCTCCCGAATACAGCCTGCGTTTGTAATGCGAAGGGTCATTGGAATAGCAGGTCGTGCCGAATGTGTATGAAGTCTGGCCTTCATTGTATTCTGATGCGAAAGGAGTGCATGTCGAATATATCGCTGATGCCGACGTTTCTATGCCGAGCGATAAAGATTCGGTGTTAGCAACATAGTTCTCGCTGCTGATGCTGTCGATGAACATGCACTGGAATTCCATGAGCTGTCCATCGTAATCCTTATAGTCCGTAGCATCCAGATCGGAATCGTCAGCAGATTCCAAAGCGTAGAACCCAGACATGGTGACGTTAAGTTGACTAGCCCCTGCGGATTTCGAAAATCTTACAGTTTTGATGACACAGCCCTTGTACTCGATCGTTTCATCCTTTACATCAGGGTTGTAGCTGAAGTTACGATTCAGAGTCTTGCGCAGGATCGTGAACGACGGCACACGCTTGTTGTTGACTTTCGACAAGGTATATATACCATCTTTGTAGGATACGCTCTCAAAACACAACAGGAAAGGCTCGATATAGCTGTAGTCTGCGGTGAACGTCCATTCGAACGACCCTGACATCTGGCCATATGCAACTGTATCCCAATATTTTGATCCCGACGAGTAAAGGCGTGTAGTGGACCTATTGTGCGTTGTCGAGAGGAACGAGCTGGGAGGAGGGGATATCCAGGAGCAGCCATCGGGTTTGCCCCCTTTGAACGAATCCTCCTTGCAGAAAACGAATGAGGATCTTATACCTGACATGATTGCTCATTCCTATCTTGATTTAAATTACATTCGATTTTCTTATTCACTCTATCTCCGAATCCTGCGCTGCGGATAGGGGATACATAGCCTGTCAACTTGATGTCGAACGTCGTCGTATACCACCCGACCAAGTCATTGGACGACCTCTCATTGACTACTTCCATGAATGAATAGCCGTTGAGCCCATGAACGCCTAGCCTGCGATTGGCCAATATTATACGATATATCTCCTCACACATCTCGAAATAAGGCACTCTATGGCGGCAGGTGACTTTTATGCCTACATGCGCTACTCTCTGCAATGTCCTATAATCTGTGGTGGTTATCTGATTGGCTCTATTGAGCACATAGACATATATCGACCCATAACGCGCATTGGTGATGTACGATTCAGGCGTATACCCTATAGAGGGTTCTTTCTCAGGCCCTAAGCTCCACCCAGACCGGATGAACCCTGCGACCATCTCCGCATCATCTGTGAAGAACTTATGTTCCTCTACAACATCTCTGAACACACGCTCACCTCAGCAGAGAATGCACCGATCCCGACCTCTGGAATGAGGAATATAGCGTGCCGATCTCTGTTTGCCAAGACCTCAACAAAGAGTCCTTGACGCCCGCGATGTCGCCACCAAGACCGAGCTTGACATCATAGATGCCCATCGTGATTATCTTAGATGCAGTCAAAAGGCAACATAGCCTGTTTATACCGCTTGGAATAGGCTCATCAGAGCCATAACGGTATGATATGCGGAGGGCATTAGGCTTGACCTGGAACATGCGCGTGCGGAGATATAGCTTACCATAGGGATAGTCGAACCAATATGCCGTGCGCCCATCATACCCTTGAGGATCTCCATCATAATTGGCATTCGTGATATCGTTCCATTGATTGTATCTCGACCTTATCTCAAGCTTATCCCCTTGTTCGGGGTCCCACGGACGAATGTCCTTGCGGAGCTGGATGTAATTTCCGCCTTGCTGATAATACTCCATACGTATGCCGTTGATGTCATTCCAGTATGTTTGGATGGTAGCAACATAGTCCTTGACATAATTGACCCTCCATGTCCTGCGAGTACGACGATCTATCTCATCTTCTGATGCGAGGATGAGCTTTACGACACGGTCCAGGCGAGGCTGGCTGACGTCGCTGAAACGGAAAATGTCAAGAGGATTGTTGGGGTCTGATAGCCCCAGGGTCTCCTCAACATCCTCGACCGTGCAATACGTGGGTTCGGTCGAATCGGTATAGCTCATAAGCTCATAAAGCAGTTCTAAATAAAAATAGATGGGGATGACCCCATCATTGGTTTCTCATAGGCTCTATGACAGCCTGCACATCCTCTACACATCTTGCAAGGATGTAGATCCCGCCTGCCTGCTCTATCTGGAATTGGCGTGTCTTCTGTATCTCGGATTGACACCCTTCATAGGTCTTGGCCTCGATCCCGATATACTTGCCTTTATAGCACACAATAATGTCTGGAACTCCGCATTTACCGAACGCTCCTCCAGGCACAGAGTGCAGAAACAGGCACGGTATCGACTTCAGATATGTTTTGATCTTATCTGATTTTAAGGCAGCTTCCGGCATTGAGGGCATTGCTTTCACACTCGATATCCTGATCGGGATCATCGTTACTCGCCAAAGGAGTGCCATCCAAATCAGCCAATGACTTAGGCGCCAGCTCTGCCATGGTAGCTCTCAGCTGCTCCGATTTTGCTCCAATGACGCACATCCTGATCGATACCACATCCCCTAGTTTGAATCCCCATGCAGTAGGCACAGCTAGCACCATTGTGCGAGAGCGTTTGGCAATCTGTCTGACCGCGCGCATGACCATGGCAGGATATTTAATAGAAGTCAGCTCCATATACACGATATCTCCGACTGCTAAACGTCCGAACGCAAAAGAGTTGATGGTCACACCCATGGCCGTATTGCTCAATGCGATCAGTTTGGACGTCACTGCATAATCCCACACATCACGTTCATTCATATTCTCACATCATTAAGGGGAGGGGCATGTGCCCCTCGATTGTTCAGAACGCCTCCTCCGAGTCGACAGTGAACTGGTCTATGGACCCCAGGCAGGCCCACTCCGCAGTAACGGGCAGGTACTTGTATATCCTGGGGTAGAACTTGTCAGGGTTCTTCGTGGATGCCTTGAGCATGAGGTTCGCAGCCACCACTCCTCCGATGATATCCTCGGGGAAGGGGATGCCCTTCTCTGTCCCGAGGACAGCGTGACCGAGCGTGACCAGTGTCCCCCTCTGGCTCCTGTCGGGGACATAGACGTTCGAATCGTTGAGCTTGTTCATCCAATAGCGGATGCTGAACTCGGCCTCGTTCTGAAGGTCCTGGAACTCGACGCGGTAGACGAGGTTCTCCTCGTCAAGGCTGGCGCCCTTGATCAAGAGGTGCCTATACCCCTCCTCAGGGGGTATGTAGGACTGGTCCTCTTCGTTGCTGAATTCCCACTCTGTTATCTTTACCATTTCACTCTACCTCTTTGTTCATCTTGACTGTAAATGTTTTGACTTCGGTTTCTACGGTGTATTTATCGGGATTCAACCCGTCTTTCTTCATCAGCTCGGGGTCGATCTTGCTCCTGCGGGAAGTCTGCAAGGAGACATACACATCTCCATTAGACGAATCGATACGATCCATCTCATGACAAGACATGTAGTCCTTGATCTGTGCCGTCAACTCGTCACGCTCGGCATACAGCTCTGCGATCTCAGACTCGTGCCCAGAGATCTGCAGCCTGACCTTGTACAGCTGGGCCACCTTGTCCTGCACCCCGCTCGCTTCGCAAGTGAGATTGCACAGGTGCTTATAGAGTTCCACATCCCGAGGGTTGTTGGGGTCATAGTCGGGAGTTATCCCGTTAGCGATATACTTGTTGTACCATATGCGAAGCTCCTCCAGCACTACCTCGACTCCTTTCTGGTCGATAGGCATCTCGAAGAGAGCCGCGTTGTCCTTGGACGGGACCCACGTGGTCGGGTCTTTGAGCGCACGAGGATTCATCACTCCGAGTGCGACATACGCCTTGTCCTGCTTGGTCATGAAGTGATTGTACAGGGCCACCTGCCAATAGTAGTATGACGGGACGCCATGCTCCCAAGACTCCATATTGGAGGATGTCTTGACTTCGAGGATGTACTGATTCCCGTCGTAGGCCATCACGATGCCGTCCACATGCCCTGCAAAGATCTCGTCATCGAAATCGGAGGGCCAGTCTGCGTGCTTGCCGGCACGCTTCGGGTATAGCTCCTCTGCGGGGACGAACGACCCTATGCTATCTGAATAGAGGTTCTGCATGTAATCTATGACCACTGATTCGAGCGCTTGTCCTGCTTTGACGGCAGGGCTGTCTGAGATATCCTTTGTAGCCACCCCCAACAGGTCGCATGCGACCTGGAAGGGGGTCGACCAGGGCGACAATCCGATGATCCCTGCGACCATAGTGCCTGATATGTGCCCCTTCACATCACCTTCGGAGACGACGTGGCCCCCTTCCATGCGGAATGGCACTTCAGGCGGCGCGTAGCGCGTGCCTGCCATATCAAGCACCTCCAGTCACTCTGTATTTGGCGATGAATTTCACAACATCCTCCATAGAAGCGATGGTTGCCTTGTCCATAGACATCCTGTTGTAATCCTCCACCTCTACCAGCCCGTCCTTCGCACGCTGAGTCCATATCTTCACGATACGGTTGATCGCTTCAGCCTGCGGCTTAGGCGGTGTGAATTTGCTTACAGGGGCATCTGCAGGCCCTTCAGGAGCTTTCGCGTGAGCTTCTGCCACCTTGGGTGCTTCGACAGCCTTAGGCGCGTTCTCAGCCTTTGCAGCCCCTTCTTTTACAGTCTCAGCTTTAGGCTCAGAGACATTTTCAACCTTAGGGCTGACAACATCTCTCGGCTTCTCGGCGACCTTCGCAGACTTATCAGGAACTGCTACACCCTTGCTGAGCACCTTGGACGTTATCTCTTCCTGCTCCTCAGGATTCTTGCGATAGAACAAGGGGGCAGTATCATACACCGCATCGGGATCGACGCCATCTGTGATCATGAATTGCGACATGATCCAGTATTTCAGCGCATACGTCTGCGCCTTTCCAACCGCCTTGTCTCCGGAATCCGTGCCTGCACCATATGCGCATGCTTCGCTTCCGCAATATCCGGTATCGACGTCGATCAGCTTGGCTGTGAACTTGACGACCGCATGTGTCTGTCCAGGGGATTGACCGACAAAGGTCAGATCGCTGAACTGCGATACAAGTTCAAGACCAGCCTGAGCGATCAGCGGCGCAATGGTCTTCTTCACCTTGTCCGAGGACACGAATCCGACATTCTTCCCCCCAATGGGGATGAAGTGATCGTCCTTCCAATCCTTAGACAGGATCAGCTTCCTCAGCTCAGACAGCTTGTGATAGAACTGCGCTTCCTGAGTCAGCTTATCTTCCGTTTTGTTTTCAGTCATATTCCGCTCCTGTGCTTTCAAGCACGATATCTACATAGATTATGTAGTATTTAATAATATCTGATGTATGAAAAATGTATGAAAGGTAAAAAGTTTAATGCGTATTCATCCAAACGTGAAGTCAGGGATGTCCAGTCCCTGAGACCACCTGTACATGAGGTCCGCAGTCACATCCTTGCCAGATTTGACTGTGGCCCACGCCATGTCTTCATACGTATGCGGCGTATACAGCATCATATAGCGACATGCGTGCTCCTGACCCTTGCGAAAGATACGGTGCATGGACTGGTCCAGCATCAGTGCGGAAAGGCACGGCTCGAACATCACCATCGTATGCGATGCATAGAGATTCACTCCCGGACCTCCGACACTGTATTGCGCAACGATCATGTCCGCATCGCCAGTCTGGAACTCGTCATCCTCGTTGCCTTTCGAGCGCCCGTCGAAGATGACCACGTTACGGCCCTCCTCTCTTCCGATAGCTGCGCAGCGATCTATCGACGCTCTATAAAGGCAGAACACCACTACCTTATCATCCGTGCCTGTAATGATCTCCCGGAACACATCGTCTTTAGAGCACTTCATCTGCATCACAGACCCATCATCGCGCTTAAGCGAGCCGGAACATATCTGCAAGAGCTTGATGTATTGCGATCCCGCAGATTCCAAATCGAGACCATATGGAAGGATGTTGCCCTTCTTGATATCCGAATATGCCTTCTTCTCCAGCAGTTCGCACGGCACAGGCACTTCGATCTGTTCGGGCATATCGTAGCAGTCTTCCAGCCTTGCCACGATCGCATTCTCGCGCAATATCTTCTCGCAATAAGGACGATTATAAGATACAGGTTTGCCCCAACGATCGTATCCTCTAACGCATGCCTCGCAGAACTCCTTCCAAGTAGGCCACATCTCAGGATGAAGGAAGCGCATCTGCCCATAGAGCTTCTGATAGTCCTCTTTGCCCTTTCCTCCTGATACAGGAGTTCCCGACATGATGTAGCGATACTTGGCAAGCTTGGCCAGCACGATACAGGCTTTAGTCTGGATTGAACTATGCGACCCGATGCAATGCGATTCATCCACAAAGACTGCGCCCCAATGACGGTCTACATCCTCGCGGAGCGATATGCGCTTCTTGTATCTGACGAACCCCTTACGGTCCTTCACAGGCACCTTCTCTGACTTGTATATCTTCTGGAACGAACGGATGGTGATACGAGATTTCAGCATCTTCACATCGTCAGCGGAGATGTGATCAAAGGACGACGCATCATCGATAGAACGCTCCCAGCTTCCTATAAGGGATTTGGGGCAGATCACCAATGCGCTCTCGATCATGCCTGCTTGGATGGCATCACGGATCCAAGTGATCGCGATGATCGTCTTCCCGCACCCTGCGGCATAGAATATGCCGAGAGAGGGGTTGGCGTTCATGACCTCCAATGCAAGGACCTGATGCTCAGCCAATACTTTAGCCAACCAAACACCCCACATGGAACTCAGGATGGGAGCTTGTACCCAGATTGTATATGAGGCCCTCAGACAAGTACTCCTCTATCTCCTCATCGGGGATTCCTGACATATCGATCACCACATCCTCTTTATCGATGCCCTTTATCGAGAGAAGCTGAGAGAACCTGCTCTCCACAGAGACTTCGGGTTCAGGCTCCCCACCATCCACCATCTTGAACGTGACTTCAGGAATCTCCTCTCCAGGCTCATATACTCTTGAGAAGCCCCTCACGGTCTTGCCATTGATGGAGAAGGGCTTAGGTGATTGTACCCATCTGTCGGTGCCGAGCTTCCATGCGCGGTACATAGTCTCTGCCTGAGGTGTAGGCGGAAGGCCCGGGTCGATCTGGAAGATATCACGCATTATCGTAGAACGGGTTATCCTGGACCCCCTCTTGGTAAGATTGTTCGTAGGGTCGTCCAGGTAAGAATCGATGAGCGACAGTCCAGGATTCTCGACCGCACAGAACTTCTGCATCTTCTTGGCGAGCGGGATAGTGTTCTTAGGCACGAACCATCTGTGCCCTTCATTGTACAGATAAAGAGCTTCAGCCCATATCTGCTCTATCTCGTATTGGTATCTCGCCCCACGTACCGTCGTCGGGAATGACTTGACAGCATTACGGGGATTGCAATAAAGGGGATAGAAACGTCTGGACCCTGTAAGGTCCGTGAACACGGAATCCATATTGGATGTGGCTATCATAATAAAATGCCGGGGAAACGACTCGTCATATCTTGCATAAGGCATGCGCAACTGGTCGCATGACTGCGATATGAACGCCTTCAGAGTCTCATTGTCCGAAGTACGGATCTGCTTGGACTCCCCCATCTCCACGACTATCGCACCCCTGATAGTCTCCAAGAACCGCGCAGGCTGAGACACATCGGCTGTAGTGGAACGATACCAATCATTATCGCCTGCTATGAACCTCAGCGCATTGGTTTTTCCGGCACCCTGACCTCCTATAAGAACGGGCACGACTTCGTGCGCGATTTCATCGTACATCCTCTTTATGCCACCGATGAACCACGCTTCCGTAACATCGCCGATATACTGGAGCTCTTCAGGAGTGTGCTTGCCGTCTTCCTGAAGGGCGGGAGCCTCCACACCGCAGTAATCAATGAAGCATGTTCTGAGCCTGGGCTTCCCATCCCATACATGAGACTCTACCCATTCGCGGAACAGATTCCTCCTGCGGTCTCCGACACGGATGCGGAGAACCTCGTCCATCACATCATTTGACGGATACCTGGTGCCCATGAATCCGCAATAGGTCAGCCTCCTCTGGATATGGTCATGATACATCGCGAGGATGCGGTCAGAGAATGGCCTTACGCCCATATCGGGGCGGTCCAGCATCGTCATATCGATCATCTCCCTCTCGCGGAGCTCGTCATAATACAGCTGCTCTCTGTTGTCAGGATAGAGGATATCGAACGCATCGTTGAGCGTAGACGTGCTACGAGGCATTTCATACATGGGAATCTCTTCCTCAGGGAAATGGCTCCCATAGACAACGTCCTCCTCGTCCTCTTTCGAATCCGCATACTTGAAGGCGACTGTATGCATTTTCTCGACATACGACATCTGCTTTATCTCAGAGTAGGGTATGGACCTCCCATCGACAGTCCTGACTTCCTCCTTCCCTACCATGAGATATTGGAACACATCGTTCTTGTCGTGAACAACTCCGGTCTTGTCGATCACTAGTCCTACGGCTTTTATCTGGTCTATGAACACGGGCTTTTGCAGGTTAACACCGTCCGAATCGCATCTGAACAGTCTATGTCGAATCTGATATAAACTGTTTTTGATTTTCTAAAATGTTTGATAAAGCTATGTAATTATGTAATTTGTAATGCAAAACAATACTATACTCGATGGTATGACGATAATTAATTATACTATGAAATGATTATAGATATTGTCGAGTGGTGATGAATACTCATACTCTCCATCCTATCACCACTTGGCATCCACTTCTTCACCGTTTCTGAACAGATGCACTGTGTCGGAGCTACCGACTCTCTCGATATAGCGCCTGACAATGAGATCGCAATATGCAGGGTCTATCTCCTGCATATAGCAGGTCCTGCCTGTATCTTCGCAAGCGATAAGGGTCGTTCCCGTGCCTCCGAAGGGGTCGAGGATGACCGCATCCTCGTCCGAAAGATGATTTATGACCTCTGTAGGGAGATAAAGCGGAAATGTGGCCCTATGGACGGCTGAATATTGATTGTTGCCAGCCCAATTCCCTTCAATCACTCCATACCAGATCCCGGGATCGTGCCTGAACATGCGGGAGCCGTCCCTTCCAAGGGCGATTATCAGCTCCACGGCACTGGATATGTGGTTTTTGGCCATCGCAGGCACAGGATTGTTCTTCTTCCAATAAATGAGGTCTTTGAAATTGCCCCTGTGTGCATCTAGAAGCGAGATTATCCCGATTTTTGAACCTTTCAGCACCCCTACATTGATCAAGGCCTCCTCGGAATTGTCCAAAAGGCGGTCCGCGACCGCATTCAGGAACCTGGAATACTCCTCATTGGTGTATATATCGTCATTATGGAGATATTTTGCACTGTCCTGCGCCCTTCCTGTGCTCAAACGAGCCGCGTTATAAGGCGGTGAAGTGAACGCGAGGTCTGCGACGACGCCTTTCATGAGCTCATCGTATGATTCTTTCAAAAGAGAATCGCCGCATCTGAGCCTGTGCCGGCCCAGCTCGACGATATCGCCCGACTGGATGACTGCTTCAGCTCCAGGCATCGCAGATATGAGCACTTCGGGCTCGTCATCGACAATAGCATCATCGGAATCGTTCGATTGTTTCTTCGAATGCGACGAATCGTCAACATAATCTTCCTCTTCGTCGTCTTCATTGCCCGACATCTCGAAATCGCCGAAATCCATAGGCGTGAATCCGAAATCTTCCATCTCGAACTCGAAATCCCCAAGCCCCTCCAGCTCTATCGCCAGAAGATCCTGATCCCAATCAGCCCTCTCAGACACTTTGTTGTCTGCAAGCCTGAACGCCTTGATCTGTTCAGGAGTAAGATCGTCTGCACAGATACAGGGCACTTTATCCATGCCGAGCATCTTGGCCGCCTTGAGGCGTGTATGTCCTGTCACGACCACGCCATCTGCGGATACCACCATAGGCACAAGGAATCCGAATGATTCGATGGACTTGGCCACCTGGGGGACAGCATCATCATTGAGGCGAGGGTTGTTCTCATAAGGCGTGAGGCTGTCAACAGGTTTGTAAATTATTTTCAAAGGCTTCTGCGAATCGCTCATACATGCGAGAATGACTGCCTGAAATAAAAATGAATGCCTGCGCTAAGCGCAGGCTGATGGTTTCAGTATCCGAGCAGGACAACGGTTATCGACTTGTAGACTGCATCTGCGTCCTCGCCGTTCTTGTAGATATGCAACAGCTGCTCAAGAGGGTCATACCATGCAGAAGGCCCGCCTTCTGCGTTGATCGCAAGGCATATGCGCGCATCCATCCCCGCTAATGGAAGCTTTATTCCGCCTGCGTGGTAGTCTAGGACCTCTTTGTAAAGAATGAGCCTCTTGAGGCCTATGAAGCCCCCTCCTGCTGCACCATCTTCAGGCATATACCATTGGTCGACGATCACACCGTATGACCCGTCAGAGCGCCTGGACAAAGCGAATCCCGAAGATAAGAACGTCATATCCACTGCGCCGGCATAGATCCCGCCGCTGACGAACCCCTTGCAATCCTCCGAATAGACCGCCATGGTTCCGCCATTTATCGTCTCGAATTTCCCCGCCGTGATGCTCACCGATATCTTCGCAACATCCTCTGCGGAATTACCCTGAGGATTGGACTCATAGAATGGAGTATGGCCTTTGATCGTCCCCCCGCTGATGACGACAGATATCAGCTTCTTGGTAGTATGCTGCGCCACTGCGATACCTGCGCCTTCAGATGTAGTGCCCGATCCGTTAGGCATGAACTCTGTCGGAGAACCTTCTCCGATGATGGTCCCGCCTTTCACGGTAAGGGTGCCCGCGCGGATCTCGACGCCCGACTTCTTGCCGATGATGGTCCCGCCTTGGATGGTCAGATCCCCTTCTTGAGGCCAATAGATCGGAATATCCACTGACCTGATCGTACCGTCACGGATCACGCAGCTGTTGCCGAAATACGCAGCAGTCCCGTTCCCCTGAATAGCCCCGTTCTCAGACAGAGTGTTCATCGATGCGGACGTGTCCACGTGCGCCCCCTTCCCGAGGAACACGCAGACATGCCCATCGGCTTGGAGGTTGAGCGTGACGCCGAGAGTCGCATACGATTCGGATTCGGAATTCTTAGCACCGACTCTGATGACTGCGTTGTTCTTGGCGGTCATAGTGCCATTATGCACCGATGCAGATGCGCCTTCAACGGTAAGGGGAGTCTCGCCCGATGGCGCAGTCCATATGTGTCCTCCCAGGTCGAAGACGACGCTCAGGCCCTTTGGGACGACCACCGATTCATTGTAGTCTTTCTCAAGGCGTATAGTCATACCGTCGGAAATATTCGACAGCATCTCTGTTATCGTAGCCATGATAGAGCATCGGATCGGGCGTTATAGTAATTTTCCCGAATGGCGATCCAACCAATGCATCTTATTGTTCATTGATGGACTCGTGTATATAAATGACAGATTGTACTGCCTTACAAAATTACATGAATTACATGTTTTCCTATAAAGTTCTAAAAAAATGAGAAATTCTTTGCACAAGCTCTCCCCTTCATTTTTTTCTAAAAGTTTTGAAATGATGTAATTCATGTAATTCTTAGATTTGTATAGGATTCCTTATATAGGGACTTTATAAATACTATATAAGATTGTACAAAAACCTGCGTTACATCGAAAATGTAATGCAATGTAATTTTGTAATGATTAAGGTATTCTTAAATTAGAGTCTAAGGAAAGAATATCGGTTGCATGATTGCAACCGATATATAGATATCGTTACATCTTTTTGTTGAATTCATCGTATAATAGGTTGGCCAATTCAATCAGATCCTCATCGTCTTCACCCTTGTCATTCTCATATGGGCCATATTTTTTATCATTATTCAGCGTGTTGTACAACGCTCTCAGGAACCTGCCCTGCACATTATCAAGACTGGTATAGCTATACGTCATCTGATTGCCATTCCTGTCTTCATTAATTCCCTCATTCGTCAATTCTTCTGACAGATTCTCGAAGAAGTTCTTGCGACTTTCAAAGCCTTTTATCGATCTGGCATCATCGATCTTCTTGAAAGCCTCGCGGATCGGGCCTTCAGGAAGCACCGTGTCGATATTGGAGTGCATGAGTTTGGGCTCTTTCTTCGTCTCTTTTCTTTTCTCTTTCTTTTCTCTCGCAGTCTTAGCCGAGCAGATATTCATGTTCTGCAGGAAGTTGCTCAAGTCGAACAAGGTGCCGTCTATCTCCTTCCGGCTATCGCTCGATACGGTTCTGGGAATGCCCCCGTATAAAGAGCCATGAGCCTCTTTAGGACCAGCTTCCACCAGCAGCTTATCGATCGATTCTCTTGCTTTCTGAGGGTCCTTTTCGCTGAAAACACCGACCAAGTCATTCACCATATCTGAAACGAACTTTCTCATCTCGGGATGGAGGTCTGTATCCAAAGGGCCGCTTGCAAGCTTGGTATTCAGCATCGTTCTGAGATTCTCATTGAAATCGGCGCTTCCGCGATGATATTTCTCCAATTGCTGTACATACGCCTTTGCATCTTTATTGAGCCCTTCGCTGTTCAGATATTCCTCACGTTTCTTTTTCCTTTCATTTTTCAAAGCATCCATATCAGAATCTACGAGGAGGGGGGCAGGAGACGCAGAGGATGCAGGGGGTGTAAGAGGGATAGCATGTGTACCACTGTTCAATTCACTCTTCAGATTGGCGATCTCCCGCTTCATTTCCTCCTGGGCTTTCTTGGTATCCTCAAGGGCTTTCTTGGCATCCTCAAGAGCTTTGTTAGATGTGGCCAGTTGGAGCCTGAACGTCTCGTTCTTCTTCAGCTCTTCAGCCAATGCCTCATCTGCAAGTGCGCCTTGCTGTTGATACACATATTTGTCGATGCCGATTTCTGACATCTTAGCCAGCTCTGCCCTCTCCTCGTTGGTGAATATCTCCCCCTTGTGCTTAGGCTCAGACTCCCAATCTTCCAACATCCTGAGCTTCTGATAATATTTCTCTATATCCTCCATGCTCGAATTCTTATCGGCAATCGACCTCTTGAGCTGGCTCATTACCTGCTTTTTCTGATTCTCTGCGCCACCCCTGTCCATCTGAGCGATCTTGTTCTTGAAACTGCGGAGATCTTTGCTGTATCTGCTGTTAGGGTTTCCGCTATCTAAATCCTGATATGCTTCATCAGATTCGTCCTGGCCTTCGTCTTCGACCTCATGCCTCTGATCTTCGTCTTGTTTCTCAGGCCTGATCTTGTCGAAGAATCCATTTATCTGTTCGGGGACACCGATTATGCTCTGAAGCTCCAGCTTGGACTTATCATCCACACTATCATACAGATTAGTGTATATCTTCGTGAGAGCGTCATCATCGATGGGCTCACCGGCACGGACCGAATTGGCCAATTTCAACATCGTCTCATACACAAAATCCGGGCTGAGCTCCCCGTTTGCCGAATACGTGTTCATCTCCTTTGCAAGCCGCTGCATATCGGAAAGCGATCCCCCGTCTCCTTCAGAATGTACAGACCCTTCGGGAACCGCCGGCGGCGGGAGCGGGTTGCCTCTGTCTCCGAAGTCCAGCTCAGGCTTCTTCTTAGAAGTGGGTTCGGCAGACTCCTTGACTCTTTTGTATCCACCTGAACCGTTGCCGAGGCCCAGCCTGTTTAGCTTTAGGCCGATGATGTTCATGTTCTTCTTATAGGCCGCCACTTGCGCAGGTTTCAGGACATCAGGCATCCTCTCACAACCGTTTATTATGCGCTGCAAGCCGTTCTTCTGACGATTCAGCCGGATCTTCAGTTCGCTGAACTCCTCGTATGATATCGTGCCCTTCGATTCGCGGTAGTGCATATCGCGCAACTGCTCGTCGATCTGATCCATCTTTGCTTGAAGCTCATCTCTTATGTTCTGGCTTTTTTTACTGAATATGATGTTGAATCCTCTGACTGCGTTGGAGAAGTCCGATATCGTATCAGGTTTCATCCCCCTATTCATACGGTCTTCGTGGTCCTTGATCTGGAGAGTCTTGAGGGTCATGCCGATGCGCTCGACGGCATCGCTGTTCAACCCCATCGACTCTGCGCCCTGGTGGATCCTATTCATAGCTTCGTGATATGCGAGCCCGTTGACTGCGGCAGCTCTGCGAGTGAAAAGAGAATAGAACTCCGCATATGCATCTTCCCCGACCTCGGCAGGCGTAGGGTATGTGCTCGGGTCGATGCCATGCTCCTTATACCAGTCTGCGAGACCGTTCCTGCATTCGTTGACTATCGCATTGAGCGAGTTCCTGCTATTGTTCACCAGGCCATCAGAGAGAGTAGATACTTGATCGTAGAACTCCTTCTCCAGGTTCTTGTTGGTCAGAGCAGTATGACGGTACGCGTCCAGGATCTTCTCAACCACGGGCCTGTCCTCCGAATCGGCATTGGCGGGGTTGCTCAGCCACGCTCTCGTCTTGGTGATGACTGAGTTGATAGACGAATGGTCCAGCGTCACGCCGTTCTCGTCCAGAGGGATGTCCTTCTTCCCGAGCATGTCTCTGACGATGCGCTGAGCAGCGTTGCTGTTCCGGTAGACTTCTTCAGCCCTCGCTTCGGCTTCGGCTTTAGCGCGCCTGTTCTCGCGCTCTTCGGGAGACAGGTTCTGCTCCGCGTTCCACTTCTGTCTGTCCTGGATGCGCCCATGGATGGCCTGCAGTTTCCGATACTCCTCGTCGCTCGAAGGATCGGCGTCCACATCCCTCAGCTCCTTCTCACGAGCAAAGATCTTGTCGGACACAGCCTTCCGCAGGCTCTCCAAGTGCCTGCTGTCTACTGGCGTGCCGTCATCGTACAGGTCTATCGTCCTGTCGCCGGAGATGTCCCACACGCGCTTCTGCGGATCCGATCCCGCATTGTACCTGTCTTCCTGCGCCTTGGCTTCCGCAGCGGCTCTGGCCTCTTTCTCCTCTTTGATGCGCTGAGCCTCGCGCTGCTCGTCGGTCAGCGGCATCCGAGCCTTGTTCTGCTCCCTGACCTGCGACACGCGGTTCAGCACAGCCTGCCATCTCTGATAGTCTTCATTGTCCTCTGGCTTCTCACCAGGCAGAAGGCTTCCTTCTATGCTCCTCAGGCGGTCCGCCGCGACCTGGGTCAGACGGTTCAAGTGCCTACTGTCCGTCGGGATGCCTTCTTCATCTAGGTCGATATCACGGCCCAAGGCAGTCCATACGCGCTGCTGGGCAGGCGTGCCTGCATTGAACCTGTCGTCCGACCGCTTCTGCTCCCATCTGGCGTCTTCACGCTTCTGCCAGTCGCTGAGGTCCTTGTTGTACTTCTTATCCGCAGCGGCCTTATCGCGCTCCCACGCCTTGTGCTCGCGCTCGAAATCCCTCTGCGCCTGTGCGCCTTCCTTCTCCCACGCCTTGTGCTCGCGTTCGAACCCCCTCTGCACGCCGGCCACTTCGCGCTCCCATCTCCTGTGCTGGGAATCGGCTTGCCTCGCATCGGCGTAGTCTTCACGGGCATACTTCTTGGCTTCGTTGACCTTCTTGTTTATCCCAGTCAGGGCCTCGTTGTACTGCCTGAGCTGCGCCTGCCTGACGCGTCTCTGACGCGCATTGAGCTTGTTCCCGTCCTTGTCCTTGCCTGTGCGCAGCTCTTCATTGAGTCTCGCAGTCTCCCTGTCGATGCCGTTCTGCACAGACTGAAGGGACGCTTCGTTCATCTGCGACGGGTCCTCTCCAAGGGTCCTGAGCATGAGATCGATGCTGGAGTTGGCATACGCTATACCCTCCATCTCCTCTCTCGTAGCTGCACGCATCATGCGCCCTTTGACAGTGTCTGCGGTCAGGCGCGGGTCGGAGTCCCTCAAGATGCCGTACTGCTCATGGAGGGTGTTCAGGCGGTTCTCCATGGCCGATGTGTCGCTCATGACCTCGCCCAGGATCCGGCTGGACATGGTCATCGGCCCTCCCGACAGGAACGAGTTCACAAGCGTCCTCACGCTCCCCAGCACATCGCCTGTGGTCTGCATCGCGATCCCGGGCAGAGTTGTTGCGACAGCTTCGATGCCGTCCCACGCCTTCGCCTTCCTGCGCTCTTTCAGGGCCTGGTCCGCGTCCTTCTTGGCGCGGTTGCGGTTGTACTCGTCCGCACGTTCGGCCGCCTCAGCCTTGTCGTCGTCGCTGACGCGCTCATCCGTGCTGTTGGACAGCTCCTGGTCCAGCGCCGCTTCGGCAGCCGAAACATCCTCGTCACCATCCTTCATACGAGATTCGCGTGCGCGATCGTGCATATCGCTGTCGTATGATGCATCCTCATTCACATCCGCCGCGCTGATGTTCTGCTTTCTCGGCTTATATTCAGATGCAGGCTCTGGAGGAAGCTCCGGCGTCTTCGGCTCGGGCGTCTGAACATCGGATTTCAGAGGTTCAGGCGAGTCGAAGGTCTGCTTCGGCCTAGGGTCTTCAGGGTCCAGCTCTTTGAGCTGCTCGTCATCAGTCGGATTATCATCGGTCATGCCATGCCGAACAGTATGAGGATATAAAAATGGCGCGAATGGGGCCGCCTTTGAACCCCAATCGCACCCGGAACAGATGCGATCCGACCTTACCTGAAGGCGGACTAACATCGATAACGCCCTATATAACGATTATGACAGGTATGAAAAGAGGTGACGGGGCCCGCCGCCCCCTAGAAGGGAGCAGGCCCCGCTGTGAATGACGCCCGACAAGACAAGAGGTCCCAAGACGTACCTTATATGTCCCGACTGATATTTAAATCATAGGGCTATTTTGGATATGGTGCGGAACTTAGCGCCCGCATCCCCTGCGATCTCCCTCAGGATGTCGAGGAACTCGGTGCGGACAGGCACGGGGCGGAGGGCCTTGTATGCAGACCAAGCCTTCTCGACAGACGGGCCGTCGATGTCCACCAGATACCATACGGTCGTGCCGTTCTCCCTGGTCTCGATCAGAGTGGGGACGGTGCAGGGGCCGTCGGTGCCCACGGCCGCCTTGATCTGCTCGCAGACGGTCAGGGGCTTCACAGGGGCCTGTGCTTCCGTTTCGGACGAGACGGGCACGGCTTCCGATGCGGGAGCCTCCGTGCCGAAGTCGAGGGTTATCCCTCCTTCGGGCTGGACCTGCCTCCTTCTGCCCATGTCAGGCACCCCATACGTCATATCTCATGAGCATCATGTCCAGCAGCCTCCTGACAGTGTCCATGGCGAACGCCTCTCTCGGGCACCCCACGCGGTCTGCCGTGGCGAGTATGCGCGACGCGATGGCCACGGCCTCCTCGTCGGACTCGGACTTCTGTATGTCCACACGGGACAGCACGTCATCGAACACCCTCTGAGGGTCGCCTTTGAGAGGACAGCCTGTCAGGAGCGACATGTACTCGCCCCGTCTGAGACGGCCTCCCGACGCATCCGCGACGGCCTGCATGACCGCAAGGGCGTCGCGATAGCGCCTGGACTCGCCCATCTTGTCCATGTTGCCCTTGTTCAGCGCGAGGATGCACGAAGGCTCTGCAGGAGCCTTGCCATCCTCCTTCTTCCCCGCCTTCGGCGTAGAGCTCTTCATAATACCACGACCTTCTTGGAGGTGCACACCCACTGGCCTCCGAGGAACTCCTCGAACATCAGCCTGATGGACCCGCATTGTATCGACGACAGCAGGCCATCGGCATCGGCTTGCAGATCGCGGTAATACGCTTCCGCGTCGATGCGGGTCTCGAACTGTTCGAGGATGAACGCGTCGCCGTCGAACTTCGATGCGGTGACACGATAATTGACTATCATAGGACCTCGCTCCTGAATACGGAATCGGCCACTCTGACTGTGCTCTCGTCATCAGATATGGGCATGACCGTGACGCTCTCGGCGGATGCGGTCGGTTGGACTCCGCACACGTCAGGACTGCTGCTCGCAGGGGCGTTCCCGTCCGCCCCCTTCTCCTCTGTCGCGGCTCCGGGCTGAGAATCGGTAGAACAGCCCTTCAGCCATACCATCGTGGCACTTGTGGAAGCGATGGCGTCTGCGACAGCGAACGCAGCTTTGCAGCCCGGAACCTCGCCGTTGAGCATCATGCGTTTCAGATCCTGCAGGCATTGGTCGGCGGCAGCAACCGCCTGCAACGCACTGTCACGATCATGCACCATACTATCTCCTGTATATCCTTCTGACATATAAACTCACCTCATTCATTCTTCATCGGTCATCACCCTAGCGCGGTCCCAATACGGGCTTCCGCACTTAGGGCACGTCTTGGGCGACTCCTTCTTCGGCGTCCACCTGCGACCGCAACGATAGCATCTGTACTCCAGCTGGACCTGCCCGCACACGGTGCAGGTCCTGAGGTCTCTCTCATCGGCCCTGTACCATTTCCCGCAGCGCTCGCACCATCTCACCTGCGCGCCTCTCATGTCATCGCCTCGACTCTATGATGGGCGCGCACATCCACTGCCCGCTCCATCCGACACCGCCGAACGTCACGCGGCAGGGATAGTCGTTGCCGAGCTCCAATCCGATCGCGCCGGAAGGAAGGGCCTTCAGCACGTCGGTCCATCTCTCGCGGGGGAACGATGCTTCGGCCTGCCCCGAGGGGACGTCGCAGAGGTCCATGTCGCCGGCTGCGAGCTCTGCGCCGGGGCCTGTGCCCGTATCGTCGCGGACGGACACGTTCAGGCCCGAGGGCGTGAGCGACATGCGCCAGTACGCGACGCTGGACTTGGGCACGAGGGCCGCCATGTCCTTCAGCACGGCAGGGTCGAACACGCACTGGTCCTCAAGGCTCAGAGACGGTATGCGCACATCGGGGCCGGGAGGGTCGAGACGCAGGACGGCGCTGACGCCACGGCATCTGAGCTGGACCGCCGACGAGCCGAGCCAGAGCATAGCGACGTCGCCTTTGCACCTGCGGAGGAAGGCAAGCCATGCGTTCACGTCCGCTTCGAACGACACGGGGGAGCAAATACCCATCACCGTGCCTGCTTCCGCATCGATCCCGACCATCGTGACGTGGTCGGGGGAGACCGCGCGCACCGTCACAGAGCCGTCGGCTCCGATGGCGACGTTCACGCGGTCGGTCTGAGACGACACGGCCGAGAGCATCGCAGAGAGCTTCGCCGCATCGGTCTTGGTCGCCATCGCATCTGTCCATTCGAATTCCATGTTATCACATGAGCTGTGCGCTCAGAACGGGTGAGGGTTTGACAGTATATAGGTATGACGGTATACAGATTAGGAGTTGACAGCCGTGACGAACATCGACCCCCTCATTTCTATACCCGGGGGTAGGCCCGTATCGCGGTCACATAGGCAGGTACTGCACACGCATGACGTGTATGCGGACGCGCCCGATCCACGCGCGCGATCGCGGGCCGAGCAGGGATACCGGGGCCGTAGCATATGTAATACATTTTGTGCCGATTGACCGAAGGGTATATATCCCTAACCGCGACATACAGTGGCCAGTCGTGTGACGTGTACAACGTCATGACAAAAAGGCGCCTACGGGAGTCTTAGATACGTAAAGCGTCGGATTGTATCTGATGCGGGATTAAACCCTAATCCAACAGGACGGGTTTAGTCTCGGCATGAATCCGCGCGGTTGCTCATGGGATAAGTCCAATCCCATGAGCGACTGGACTAGTCCAGCTACGGACAATCCAACCCACGGGTTGGGTTATCGGATGGGTTGGATTAATCCCGTCGCTCATGGATTGAGTCCATGCGCTGGCTGGCTTAAGCGAGTCGCTAGCAGTTGCACGTTACGACGTGCGGCCGCGACCCGGCCGCAGGCCCCCATCGGGTTACATGGGAGACGAATCCCCTCTGAGCGATCGCGCAGTTCATCCTTCCGAGCACATGGGACGTAGCTCGTCCATCCTATCATGTGCGATGACGATCATCGGCCGACGCGAATCTCCGATAGCATCGCGGCCGCGTGCTACCTCCGAGCTTCAACCACCCTCGGAGATGTGCGCGACCGTTCCGACCTGGCCGCGACCTCATGGCCGCCGGCGTCCTCGTGGGCTTGGCGATCCGTCCTCGGATAAAATCATCCGCGCAACCGCGCGGATCCATCACCGCCAGCGCGGTCGAATGCGACCGCCACCAAACTCGGCGACGATCATCATCGCCGCCGACCCTGATCACACAAGGAGGCATACATAAATGGCATCACTACCACAAGTATCCAAGTTCAAGTTGCTAATCGACATGGCGGACAAGAACGCCACCGAGATCGCGAATCTCGAAGAGCAAGTCCGCCAGCTCAAGCTGGCCAATGAAGCATTGCTCATGCATGCATGGTCACAGGAGGAGGCCCGTGATGAAGCTACGGGCCAGCTCATCCAGTCGGTCGAGTCGACCAACTGGACATTCGTGAGGACCTCCAAGACAACGCACGACATCGATGTTGTGATGTCGGATGCGGGAGCACGCGAGGCCGTGGCTGCCTTAGCAAAGCAGTCCGCCATCGCGTATGAGAAGAACTTCAAGCCGAAGGAGACCGAGGTCCGTGCCCTGTTCGCATCACTGCCGAACGGCGCAGATCTCGAAGCCGCCAGCAGACTTGAGCCCGTCATCGGATTCCAGACGCACGACCCTGTTAGGTCGCGCGACTATCTGGATGAGCTCAAGCAGCAGAACACCGACACCCCCGCCACTCCTGGCAACTAAACTTTTTACCACGAAAAAGGAGAGTACCAAAATGTCCTACATCGCAGACAACATGTACAGAATCGCCAAGACCGCCGACATCACCATCAACCCCAAGGCCAAGGCCTGCATCGACAACGACACGCGCATCGCGTGCCTCGCCGGAGCGGTCGAGGAGCAGCTCAAGGCCAAGGGCCTTGAGCCCGATGCGAGGGTCATCACGGGGATGATCGCCGCCTACCGCTCCCTGTACACCGCAGGGTGGCACGGGATAACGGTCATGGCCGAGCGCATCATCGCCAACTGGGACAGGCTGGCCGAGGAGGACAGGGCCTTCTACCTTCCATCGGAAGGCCCGGCCCAAGCCCCCAAGGAGGAGCCAAAGGAGGAGCCAAAGGAAGAGGTTCCCCCGGCTCCGAAGGAGCCGAGGCCCAAGCCCAAGAAGCCGGAGGCGGATGCCGACGGCTACATCAAGCCCAGGACCTACGAGCAGGTCAAGGCCCTGGTCTCCATGGGGAAGAAGGTCCTCCTGGTCGGCCCGAGAGGGACGGGGAAGACCGAGATGGCGGTCAGGATCGCGAAGGAGCTGGACAAGCAGCTCTTCATGCTCACATCGCCCCAGATGAGGAGCGATGTGACGGGGTACGCGGACGCCAACGGGAACGAGGTCAAGAGCCAAGTGACCGCGGCGATCACCGAGCCTGGCCTCCTCCTCCTTGAGGAGGTCGACAGGTCGCTCCCGGAGGCGCTCATCCCCATGAACGCCATGATCGCCAACAACCTCATGGATGTCCCTGTCCGTGGGGTCGTTCCGGTCAACCCGGAGCTGAGGATCATCGCCACGGCCAACACCAACGGACGCGGCGCGACCGAGGAGTACGGGACAGCCAACAGGTTGGATGCGTCCACCCTTGACCGCTTCTGTGTGGTCGAGGTCAACTATGAGGATGAGATATCCCTGGCCTGCATCAAGGCCTCAGGGATACCCCCGGAGGAGGCCGAGAAGGTCGCCGTCTTCATCAGGGAGTTCCGCAACTCCTGCATCAAGCAGGGGCTGACGGATTACGTGCCCTCCTACAGGGGCGGGAAGACATTCGCCGATATCCTGGCCTCCAAGGACCCCTACATAGCAGGGATGTCCAAGGGAGACAGGACGACGTTCGCCTTTGAGGTCGCACTCCTCAAGGCGGCGGTCACGAAGGACACACTGGCCACCATCCTGGAAGGGATGGATAAGACGGTGCGCAACCCTTACATCAAGTCCCTCAGGGACTACCAGGCGGCCATGAAGGAGGTGTTCTGAATGAGAACCGCAACGGTTCCCCTCAAGAACGGCCTCAAGGCCGAGATGGAGGTCTTCTCCTCCATGGCGGACGCCCTTACGACCCTCAAGGGCCGTAAGCCCATCCACGCGGACATCAACAAGGACTTCATACACGGTGCCCCCGTGTACGATCCTCAGTGGTCCGGGTTCAGGTCGGGAGCGGAGCTCCAGGAGCGCATCAGGTCCGGGATCAGCGACCCCGCCTTCATCAGCAAGGTCCAGAGGTGCAAGGGCGAGCTCAGCAGAGAGATCGCCAAGCTCAGAGAGGTCAAGCGCGACGTCACAGGCGGGAATGTAGTCGTTCCCCTGTACGTTCAGGGGATCCCGGAATGCATGACCAGGGTCGTGACTCGGAAGGTCAAGTCCAAGGTCATCCGCATGGTCCTCGATCCTGCGGTCTACTGCAGGATCAGCGGCGAGGACCTCAAGAGCACCGCGACAGCAGTGGCCATCGCCATCGCGTCCCTGGAGAGGTCGGGGTTCAGGGTGGAGGTCAACATCATGACCACTGTTGTGACGGGGAGCCGCACAGGGCCGAGGGTCCTCTCGTGCATGATGCCGATGAAGCGCGCAGAAGAGGCGCTCAACATCCCCAAGCTCCTCTTTATGGTTGCCAACCCGTCCTACTTCAGAGGACTGGTATTCAACTGGCTGACGACCAATCCACGGTTCCCCCGCAACCCCGGGCTCGGGTACAGCCTGAGCACGGAGCTGGGGTCGAAGGGGGCGAGAGAGGCGGTCCTGGCCATGGCCAAGGCGACCATCGGAGACGGATGCGTGCCCCTCATCGTGCAGCCTCTTTGCGAGGACTTCCGCGACACGAGAGACCGGTACGCGACCGAAGACGAGGCCATCGCTAAGCTGGCCACGACCATCCTCCAGAAGGTCGAGAGCGAGGGGCTGTGAGGGACATGGACGATGACAAGGGTCCATGATTCCCCCTGCCCTTGAGGGGGCAGGGGGCTGTCCTCCGGCGAACAGCCGGAGGATCGCCCTCCGACCCGTGTGCCCGTGCCTGTGCCCGGGCGCTCCGCAATGACGCTAACACCAACCGTTCAAACAGCTTAGAAACCCCTTCCAGAACAACAGGAGAGTATCGATATGGGAGACAGAGCAATCATAACGACCAAGCAGAACTACGAGAACAACGGCGTGGGGATCTACCTCCACTGGAACGGAGACGCCGGATCGGTAAGGGCATTCCTCAAGTATGCCCAGCTGCGCAGGTTCAGGACCGGGAACCAGTTCGACTACGGATTCGCGAGGCTCGTCCAGGTCATCGCCAACTACTTCGGCGGGAACCTCAGCATCGGGATCGACGTCCTCAGCAACCTTGCCGAGGCACTCGACAACGGGACGTACATCATCGACGATGACTTCAACATCGTCGAGCGCATCGACGCGCCTGAAAACGACGAGGACGAGGACGACGACCAGTTCATCGATTGGATGGTCAGGGACATCGACAGGGCGCAGCCCGTCGGAAGCCGCATCTTCGATGCGGACGGCGAGCTGGACACCGAGAAGGTCGAGAACATGGCCTGCTGAGCAGCCATGCGGATCCTCACGGATCCGCAGCGACTCCCCTGCCCCCTCAAGGGCAGGGGGCTGTGCCGACCCCTTTCCCAAACCCTTTCGAAACCCCTCGAACACAAAGGAGAGTACAGAAATGACAATGTTCAACTTCGAAGCAAAGAACGTCGAATTCAGGGCACCGGTCGATGCGATATCCGAGGCCGTGGGCTACCCCGTAACCATCGAGGAGTTCGCTGCCTTCCCTGTGTCGCACATCATGGAGCTCATCGACCGCATAGAGCGCGAGCTGCACGGCAGCGTCTTCGACGAGGAGGGCTGCCACGTCTCAGTCATCGCCAACCAGGGGTCATGCCCCAAGGCCGAACCCGGGATCGACGGCAGGATGTACTTCACGGAGCACCTCAGCTGCGTGGAGGGCCTGTACAACAACGGCTGCTCCTGTGCCCAGGCGGACGAAGAGGACGAGAGGGCAGTGGCCCTCGGCCTCATGGACGTCTACCTCCAGCCGTCCTACGACATCCCCAGCGACACCTATTTCAATATCACGCTCAAGCCGAGGAGATGCATGTCCGAGCCGGATGTGCACGACCTCAGCGGTGCCGAGGAGGTCTCGGAGGCGGAGGCCCGCAGCATCATCATGGGCGGCAACGGCTGGAAAGGCAGGACGATGTGCATCTCCCCCACCCTCGCCATCATCATGGAGGAATGGGATGGATATGGAGATGAAGAGGAGCTTGAGGAATGGCCCTATTGGGCATACTACACCCTCATCTCCCGTGTAGATGGGAGCGAGTTCGACTCCGGAGCGTTCGGGTATGCCTTGGAGCAGACCCTTGACCAGTGGCTGCGCGAGGCCCTTTATGAGAGCGAGCAGAAGCACCTCTTCGAATTCTGAGGATCGGGCGGCTGACCCCGAAGGGTCAGCCGTTCCCCCCCCCCGCGTGCCCGATCCCGGGCCCGGGATCGTGCCGACAGGCACGGTGCATCGCATCGTACCTGTGTAATACATTCAACCAAATCTTTCAGTAAAAAATATATACTGGAACGACTATCTAGACTGTGAGGATGCGAAATGCATCCGAAACCCGTTAAGAAACGCCTTAGAAACAAGACAAAGGAGAGTTTGAAAAATGAAGACAAACGCAAACGGACAGAAGTACCTCGAAATGGCCGACCTCGTGACAGCGAGGCTCGCGGTCTCAGACCGCGACGCCTTCCCCGCGGACTGGACTGCCGAGCACATCCGCGGCGCCAGGGCCGTCATCGACAGCCTTATCTTCGGTCTCGTCACCGAAGAGGCCGACGTGAGCCCCCAGCTCACCGCAGGCGTCCTCGCCCGTGTCGGGCAGGGAATCTGCGACCGCCCTACGAACGGGACGGAAGACCTGAGCGAGTACGACGAAGGGGCATGCAACATGCTCCTCGTGCTCTGCGAGATGCTCGCCTGAGAACACCCTGAGGGGAGGAATCCCCTCGCATCTTCTTTCGGAAGTGAATCAAATGACGTTCAGAATTCAAGACTACAGCGACAACGCCGTGTACAACGGCGACGATGCCGTGGCTGCTGCCACGGCAGTGTGCAAGCTCATCGACCGCCTGCAGACCATCGTCTACGAGGTCGAGCGCCGCGAGGACGGCGACAACCAGAGGGCGATGAGGATCGCCCGCGACTATGCCCTTAGGAGGCTCGACGACATCGCGCAGCAGTATGTCGCGCTCGGATCGGAGTACCCCTACGGCACGCTCCTCGTGAGGAGCGCAGAGGACATCGTCTTCGAGATCCTCGCGGCGGCCGAGAAGAGGGACTGCCCCGGGATCGTCCTCGACATCGACGGATGCCAGGTCATCTGGGATGCCGACTCCGATGATGCGTAATACAGTACAGCAGATTTGATAGTAAAAAATAAAAACTATCAGTCTAATCAGGTACATAAGAAGCGGGTCAACCCCGCTTCACCCTTAGAAACCGATTAAAAACGACAAGGAGAGATGAAGATGTTCGTACTGAGATGCAGGCCCGACCTGTGCAAAGACACAATCGAATCCGAGAGGCCCGACCTTATCGCCGCGATGCTGGCCGATATCATCAGGGACGCCGAAAGATACGACGACAAGGCGGAGTTGTCTGCGCCCATCGCCCGCCTGTACAGCAGGGGGAGCTACTACAACGGCGCAGACATGGTCTTCCTGACTGCACAGGAGATAATCCACGACGTCCTGGATGTGGAGGAAGACCTGGCAAGGGAAGACGGCGCCGACAGGGTGCTGATAGACTGCCCCGGACTGTACACGGTGTGCTGGGAGAACTGACGCTAGAAACCAATGACAAACCCTTTAGAACCCCCTTAGAAACAAGACAAAGGAGACACAGAAATGTCAGAGCACGAGAGAATCACAGAAGAAGAGTTCACGAGCATCGTGAACGCCATCGCCCGCAAGCACGGATTCGAATACGGCACGGGATCGTTCATCCCCGATAGCACAGCCCTCAACACGAGATGGGACTCGCTGAGGTCCAACGAGAAGAGGTCATGCCCCGAGCCCCCCTACGTCAAGGTCCAGATGTCCGACATGCTCAGCGACCTCGGCGAAGCGCCCATCATCGACTACATGGAGAGCCTGATCTCCGCCCTCGCCCAAGGCAAGCGCCGTGCCGACTCGGTCCCCGAGTCGGTCATCGACGCCATCAGCACGCGCGAATGGTGCGGGGCCCATCAGCCCCTGTACCTGGAGCGCATGGCCGACAAGGGCAAGTGCTCCGAGTCGGGCAAGGGCGAGCACGTGGACCTGGACGCCCTGTACAGGAAGCTGGTCTATGAGGGCTACCTCGACTACGACTCGCAAGTGAAGCTCAGATGGGCGACCGTCAACGGGACGACCCCTGATGACGCCACGTACTGCTCCCGTGCCTACAAGGTCGTCATGGTCAGCGACGCCCTGGACAGGGAGGGGACAGACCTGGACGTGCTCGCCTGCATCGTCCTGCCCGAGCTGACGAGAGTGCAGATCGGGATAGGCCCCGCGCTCAGGGACGAGAGCACCTACGCCATGGAGCACGAGCCCCTCTCAAGGCACCCCTGTCGCAACATGGTCCTCGACCTGCTCCGCGAGGTCGGGTTCGAGTACCCTCCCGAGCGTGACGACGAGGACGAGGACGAGGACGAGGACGACGACTACGACGATGAAGAGGAGGGGGATGACGATGACGAGTGAGAACAACGACGTCAAGGTGAGCTATGTCGTGTGGGGCAGCCCCCGCAGGAGCGCGGAGTCCGCAGCAGACAGGTTCGCAGACCTGCCCGAGAAGATCCGCGACCAGATCATCAAGGAGGCTCTGGACTGGATGGGCATCGTTGCCCGTCCCCTGAACGACGAGGCGATGGTCTGGCTGAGGAACTTCCTCAGCCAAGAGCTCGCCCCCGAGTTCATCGAGGCCGTCCTGTGCATCATGGGACAGCGCACGAAGAAGTCGCATCAAAAGGAGGGCACGAGCGCCATCTATGCGGAGGTGACGGAATGACGGAAGAGTACACGATAAGAGAGGATGCGGAGGTCTCGCAAGAGACCACCGAGCTGGTGCACGACATCAGCACGCTGGCGACCATCATCGACCGGTACAACTCGGCGATGGACGGCATCGCAGAGATCAAGTCCCTGGCGTGCCCTGGGCTGACCGAGCGCGAGCAGGCGCTCATGGTCAGCCTGATCGGAGGCGTCGCCTTCGGGATGAGGGAGGTCGGCAAGATGATCCTCAAGGGCAGGGAGACGTACTACGCCGAGAAGGGCGTGGAGCTCGGAGAGCACGAGAAGGGCTTCGAAAGGAGGTGCGACTGATGGACGAGGAGCGGTTCTTCAAGGCCGTCATCAAGACGACGGACGACGAGAGGAGGCTCATGCTCAGGGCCATAGACGGCGCGGCGGGAGACCCGCGCGCCTGCCGTCACGCCATCGAATGGTTCGACATCAGGACAGACGCCATCAGAGACCTGTGCAGGGAGCTCGGGTACTTCTACGACGACATCATCGAGGAGAGCTACGACCGGGAGGACGAGTGACATCGCCCTGTGCCGTGCGATGCACGGCACAAACCCATTACGAAACGGTTTCGAGACAAGGAGAGTGCAAAGATGACAGACAAGAAGCTAGTACTGATGATAAAGTGCGCCGCATGCGGCGCCGTGCGCCGCGACGACGACCCTGCGATCGTATCACAGGAGTTCGATGATGACGAGCCCATCCATTGCAGGATGTGCCTGCTCCGCATGAAGAAGATGTGCGACAGCCCCGTTGACGCTGACGCATCGTCCTGCGAGGGGTTCAACCTGGGCTATGTATGCCCCGACTGCAAGGCCATGGCCATGCCCATGGTGACAGGGATCGCGGGGCACGGCCCCTATGCGCACGAGGTGGCATGATGGCCTACATCGTGGAGTGGTTCAACGGGAACTGCGGGGATGCGGAGTCCTACGACAGCCTGGACATGGCGATGCGCATGGCCGACGTCCGTTGGCTGAAGCAATCGGCCGCCGACCGCAAGAAGTACATGACCGCGCAGGGCGCGGTCTTCATGGTGATCTCGGAGAGCGGCGCGTGCCTGCGCGATCTGATCGAGGAGACAGAGCGCATCGCATGGCGCAGGGAGATGGCGGACCGTGCCGAGGACGACCCCGCGTTCCTCCAGAAGTGGATCGCATCGCTGACGGCGATGCGCGGCACGCCGTTCCTCGACGGATGCATCGTCCTGTCCGACGGCGGATGGGACGGCTCCGAGACGGCATGGAGCCTCATGGCGGAACACGGCGTCCCGGAGGCCGAGGCCTATGACATGCTCGACTGCCTGACCGCGCTCCGCATAGAGCGCGAGAAGGCAGAGGGCGAGGACTGATCCCGGGATCGGAGCCATCAAACCAATTACGCCCCGCTTCGGCGGGGCGGACGGCCTTATCGAGAGGTTCTTTGATAAGACGCACAGAAAGGGGCATAAAAGCCACGAAGATTGTTTAGACGACCTTGGACACCTTTCAAGGCGTGAAGTCCATTATACGCGAAAGGAGATGGGTCTGCGGAGATTTCAAGCGAACACAGGGCTACGCACATGCGCGTGCGTGCACACCTGCGCCCTGCGACGCACCGATCGGTGCGCCTTTGGGGGAATCGTTATCAGGGGAGCGGCTGCGACGCAGCCGCCTGTTCCTCGTGCGCTCTGCGCTCGGGCACGTGCGCATGCGCGAGCTTACGCAAGTATGGGCACAGGAGCGTGCGGTTGCGTACATGCACGCATGTGAACAAGAAAGGGAGCGATGACGGAAAAGAGCGTCGCAGGTGCCGTCGCGTGCCGTCGCCGCCCCCTGTCCGATCCCGGGATCGTGATGTTCGGCACTCGCGGCGACGAGGACAGACGCAAGCAGCAGAGGTCTAAGAAATGTAGGGCAAAATCGGGGATTTTCACGAGCACGGGCGGAGGCGGAGAACAGAGGGGCCGAAAATGACAGCATTACATTGCGTTACATTTCAATGTAAGGCTAAACAGGGGTTAATTCGAGGTTTGAGTTTATAAGCAATTGCGAAAGACTTATAAAAAAATATACAACGAGGTTGTATAAATTACAAAATTACATATTTTCGTCGGAAAGACTAGAAGGCGCGTGCGCGCATGCGCGTGTACGCGCGTATAAGAGGGAGTTTTCTCACGATCCCTCTATTTTTCATTATTTTTTTCTAATCTTTTTAAATGATGTAATTCCTGTAATTCTTAGAAATAGATACTATGGGTTTAAATAGGGACTATTTAAACCCTATAAATAGTTGTACAAAAATATGCATTACATCGGATATGTAAGGGTAATGTAATTTTGTAAGGCTCTTTAAATACTGTTTGCGAGGTTTCGTAGAGTTTTCTACGAATTTCGTAATGGCGATTTAGGGCAAGAGGGTACGATCGCGCTCTATTGGTTTCGGAGAGCCTAAAACACAAAAATCGTGACCAGTATACTGATATCATGGATTATTTCGGGCATAAACAGTATTGGAAGATACATCCATTGTAATGGTCGTGTAATGCCGCTTTTGTTACATTAGACGTGTTGAAAACCGTCCTCGGGACGGACAGGGGCACTCTATTTTTCCTATACCGACCAACATTACCACTTCTGTCTAAGATTAAGAGACCGCCCCGACAACACTTGAGCAATCGTTCAACTATTCGGATATATTTTTTTAAACATGTTTAAAATCCCCACATACCCCTCCCCCGTATATGATCCGAGCGTGCTCGAATCACGGTTTGAACATGTTTAAAACATGTTCAAACCTCCCCTATCCCGTCGCATCAGTGGTCATCATCGAAACCTATATATCAGATGTGTATTATATTGTAATACAAGAACTCTACAAGAGTTCATTAAGCTTAAAAAGAGGAATGACATGGAAACCGACAAGACACTCGACCTGTGCTATGAGCAGTCCGATGACGAGACGCTCACCGACGTGCAGAGGAAAGTCATCATCGAAGCTGCGATGTGCCACGAAGCCGTCTATCAGCTCATGGACGCAGGCATCACGAACTCCCTCATCGTCGCGATCGAGGAGGTCCTAGAGCAGTACTGCAAAGAGCACGGCGTATGCTACCGTGATGCGTGGCTGGGAAGGTATGATGACGATTGATGCACAGAAGCCGTACCGCGTGACAGAGCTGTTCTCCGGCATCGGCATGGAGGTGTGAACATGGCTGAAGAAAAAGATCATATCTACATCCGCCTGCCTGCGGACAATGTGAAGAAAGGGCCTGTCCCGAACACGTATGTGGTGGACCTGGGCCCTGCGGACACGCTCATAAGGATGGTGCTCGGCGCCATGGCCAATCCGGGCAAGGCGGCCGTGCTTAAGAAGGAGGAAGGAGAATGATATCTGAGCATTTGATATGGGAGATGGAAAACGTCTGTTCGAAATTGGACGAAGCGATATCGTCCGAAGGAGAGATAGCATGCAAAAGGCTGGCTGCGAATGCCCAACACCAGCTGACCGAGCTGATCGATGCTGCCAAGTCTGCGAACGTCATCGATGCTGAGAACAGGGCGAGATACCGCGTCAAGGTGGTGCTCGCCGATGGCGAGGTGCTGAGAGGCGAAGGGCACGACATGGACTCTGTCATCAGGCAAAGGCTCTATTATGGCAAGAGCCTCGACATCATGGGAGATCTCAGGGACGCAAATGGCCGCAAGGTCGCTGTGCCGTTGACGTCTGTGAAGATGATCGTCTCGGAGGAGAAGGAGAATGATGCAGATGACTGAAGATGATGAAGTGAAGGAGCTGGCGAGGAGGCTCATCAACGATAACGAGAGGTTCAAGATGGCCAGGTGGAACGAGGAGATGTGCATGCTGCACGACCCCGGCAAGTGCAGGGCGTCTGTGGAGTTCACCATAACCTGCTCGGAGTGCAGAGGGGAGCTGGCTGTCAGCCTCGACATGAATGCCGATGCGCGCGGGTGGAACGACCTGTCCGAAGTGTTCGAGAAGAGGATCGTCGATGACGAAGGCTGGCGTATACGCAGATGGGGCTACCAGTGCCCTGTATGCAACGCGAGGATCGCGACCATCGAGAAGATGATACGCGATGCCGATGACGGGTGCGAACTGGACCATCGTATCGATGTGATGGAAGGCGAGCTGAGGGATCTGAGATTGAAAAGGAGTCTGATCCGTTAGGAGAGGAGATGATGGCATCGGAAAGATTGACTAAAGAACAGGAAGACGCACGGATATTGCGCATATGCGAAGAGCATGTGAATGCTCATAGAGAAGAGTTCAACAAGACGAGGATCCTCCAGTATCACGACCCCGCTAGGCATGGCAGCTCGTTCGACAAGGGGGAAAGAGCCGAGGGGGGATGTTCGGGCAATGAGGCGGGCAAAGTCATCCATCTGTGCACAGAACATATCGGCTTCACCTCGACGGGGATATTGAGGATCCGCCCTGCTTTAGTCCGCCCCGCAGATTATGCCTTCCTTGCCCTGGAAGATGACAACATGAGACAGGCGGCCGTCATCGTGGATAAGCGCAACCTTAGTCGCATCATCGAGGGGTTGCAAGAATTTTTGTGCGCATGGGAGGCGAAGGGATGACCATCGTCCTGAACATTCCCGCCACATTGACATGCGACAAGTGCGGCAAGAAAGTTGAGACCACGATACCTTACAGCCAGGGCGGTTGCACACTCAACTGGATAGAGTTCACGTACAGACGTAAGGCGTTGCTGCCGCTCGACCCTTCTGCGAGCTCCGCCGCAGATGATGGGTGGAAGATAGATATGCACCCGACATTCGGCAAGTTCCGTCGGGATGCATGGTTCGCATTCTGCCCCGGCTGCGCGAAGGAGGAGACTGGATGAGCTGGCCTCTCATATTCCTGCTCATGCTCGCCATGCACGTCATCGAGGACTTCCACCTCCAGGGCAGGATGGCGGACATGAAGCAGAGGTCATGGTGGAAGTCCAATGCTCCCTCCAGGTACAAGGACGACTATATCCCTGTCATCCTCCTGCACGGCATGGAATGGTCTGTCCTGGTCTCGCTCCCGCTGCTGGCGGCCACAGGCTTGGACGTGGGCTGGTGGTTCTTCATCATGGTCGCCGCCAACGGCCTCGTCCATGCGGGCATCGACCACCTCAAGTGCAACAGCTTCAGGATAGGGCTCATAGCGGACCAGAGCATCCACATGGCGCAGATCGTCGAGATGGCGATCATCACAACGGTGATGGCATGACATTCACAGTGTATGCAGCGGGGACGTTCAACGTCCTGACGAAAGGGCACGAGAAGCTCTTGAAAGCGGCGATAGACCAGATGGAGGGCTTCAGGCACCTCCAGGTCTACGTCACGCGCGACCAGTCTAAGGAGACCGCGTGCAAGGCAGTCCCCGTCCGCCCGTATGACTGGCGTGCGGGAGACGTCCGCAGGTTCTTGAAGCGCTGCGGGCTGGACGACGACCAGTTCCGCGTCGACCCCATGCCCGACCCGCTTCCCGCTGTGGACAAGACAGACACGCTTGTATGCACGAACGAGTTCGACGTCATGGAGAGGGCGAAGCGCCTGACTGCTTACGGCACAGGCTGCAAGCTCGTAATAATCCGCCGGGTGCCGGGCATACCGTCCTCGACGCAGGTCATCATGAAGAGCTTAAAGCGCGAAGACATCATGGAGGGACATTGGGACGATCTTAGCAAACAGAAGGAGGCAGAGCGATGAAGCATACGGCATCAACAAGGAACATCGACGTTCAGGAGCGTGAGAGGATAGAGCATCTCGCGGCGTGCATGGCCACTATCGCGGACAACCTGTACGCCCATTACGCCATAGGCACGCCTATGCAGAGGGACTTCAGGAAGCTCCTCCTGCGCGTTCGCACGACATACAGCATGTGCTCCGACAGGAGGTATGTCCTTGTGGCATACCCGCCTCTTGCCCCATGTCCTGCCGACGTGTCGATGATCGCCACTCATGCGCCCTTGGACGAGAGCATCATGTTCACGAGAGAGGCATGGGCCGATCAGAGCGACGAGTACAAGGAAAGATGCATGCGCTCAGATTCAGGCGTGTTCGGCCTATACGATGTCCTGAAGGATGAGGTCGCATTCGATATGCTGACCGAAGCCCACGGCATCGAGCAGGGCGTATATGAAGAAGGCGATGCGAAGGCGCTGCTTGAAGAGCACCTGAGGAAGACGCTGTCGAGCATCGAAGCGATGCAGGTGCGCATACACAGGGAGGGCAGGGAGAAGCTCTATGACCTGCTCGAATCGCTGGCGGCCGACCACAGGCGCATCCTGGACGTGTTCGACGGAGTGAGGTTCATGCTCGTCGCCAACCCGTACATGGCCGATCAGCTCCATGCGCAACCTCTCAGGCTGGGCAACGATGCCGAGGACAGCATAGGGTTCGCTAGATGGCTCTGGGAGAAGATGGACCCGTTCAACAAGGACAATTACAAGGCTGACGATTGCGCGTTCTGCGTATACGATACGAGAGATGGCGCAGTCGTTGCAGATATTCTGAACGAAGTTTCGGGCGAGACGGATCTGGATTGCGAGACGGATGATAATGGAGATGAAGAGGAATGAGAGCCGAGGATTGGATAGCCAAGCGCATGGCCGAGAGGAAGCCGGGCGAGCCCATAGCTCCCGACTACGTCCCGCCTTACGGGTCAGAGCTCAACTTATACGGCTATCCCATAGACAAGGTCAGGGAGGCCATGGGCATGGCGCCGTTCAAGGCACGGCAGGACGAGGCCCTGCGCAAGCTGGACGCCATGGAGGAGTACTACAAGACGCAGTTCAACGTGTTCGACTACCGCAAGGGCGAGCCTGCGGTGACGTTCGGCGACGGGAAGTGCATCAACACAGGCCTGGGGTATGTGCCTTTCCACGACATACCGTTCGACCTGGATGATGAAGAAGATGAAGACGAGGAGGAGTGAAAGATGAAAGGATACAGAGTGATAAAGAACAAGTGCGGAGCACCCGCGTGGAGTGCAATGGAGCGGCCCATCGATGCAGGCTCCGACGAGGAAGCGATTGAGATCGCGCAGAAGATGTACGACGATGCCGACGTGGCAGGGCTCATGGACGACAGAATGAGCTGGGACGAGTACAAGTGCTTCCAGGGCGCATACCCGATATTCTTCCTCATGGACGGGAGCAGGCTGGTCAAGGACTATGCCTATGACGACATCCAGAGGAAGATGGATGAGGGGATGAACATCCACCAGGCCCGTTACAGCTGTGTGGAGACCCGTTTCGTCGACATGCCCGACATCTCCGACATCACGGACACCCCTGCACATCTGCTGGGATGCCCGCCTCCGAGCCAGCTCACCTTCATGGCAGAAGGCATAGGCGATGCGCTGGACTTCATGGAGACGGAGTGGAACGCTATGACAGACAAGCAGAAAGACAGGTTCGTGTTCGACGGAGGGAGCTTCCGGGTCTGCGCAGAATGCGTGCTGGTGCGTGACTTCGTGCAGGAGTACAGAGACAGCAAGAAGGAGGAATGAAGAGTGAGCGATAATGACACTGCTAAGAATATGGTCCTGGCAGATTCGTATGCCATGGCCCTTGAAAAGTATGCGAATCAGGCGAAGTGCGACTGTGCTTATCATCAATACAGGCAAGCGCAGAGGGCCGTGAAGATGGCGCGCATCGCGCTGGATAATCTGGACAAGGTGCTGGCTGACGAGATAGACAATCAGGACCGACGCAATGCCGAGATCAGGAAGATGGATGACTCGGCGATGGCCAGCCTGAAGACGTGTCAAGATGCTCTTGCAAGATGTGTCTCTGAGATAGATACGGGGAAGGAGAAGCAGATCTGGGCAGTCAGGAGGAATAAGGATGAACAATGAGACCAAGGAAGCGATCGACGGCATATGGGATATGCTGGTTGAGATCAAGAATACAAGGCTTGAGGACATAGAGGACTTGGATGAAGCTCAGGCTAATGACAAGTGCGAGCATTCGGAAGGGTTCTATGAAGTGTTCAGGCTCATGGAGACCAAGCGCCTGCATGATATCGAGCACATCCTGCTCCTTATCTACAACATGTTCCCCGACTACATGAGCGAAGCGCAGAAATCGGAGGCTGAGAGATGCCTGAAGGCTCCTGTGGGGTGGAGGATGTGAGCGGGCAGTATACTTTCACGAAAGGCGATTGTGTGACTGTGTACGAGTGCATGAAAATGCATGGAGACGGCATATCCGTGGCCGAGATCAGCAATGAAACGGGCCTCTCTTGCAACAGAGTGAAAGGCTGTGTCATGAAACTATCGAACAACGGAAGGGTGAAGATGGTGGACCCTTCCGAAAGGATGCGCAGGTGGAAGACGATATGATGGCGAAAGGCTGCTGGTGGCTCCGCAGCAAGGCAGACCCCAGATTCAACTGCAAAGGAGAAGGGATGGTGGGCATGTTCACATGTCCTCCTGATGCAGAGAGGAAGATAAAGGAGCTTGAAGAGGAGCTGGGATGCAAGGCGCCCGACGACCTCGAATATTCATATATGAAAGATTGAGGATGAAGGAGGCTGAAAGATGAAAGACACATTCGATCCGAAAGATTGCCCCAAGTGCATAACCTGCGGTGCAAAGACGATGCCTGATGCAGGGATTCCCCTGGACAATGGTTCCAAATGCGCCATATGCTCGCGGTGCATATGCATATTGATGGAGAGAACAGGGCGCGTGCCTGTCATGGCGGATTCGGATATACCGGATTGGGCGGAGTACAACCGCCTGTTCTTGGAGGAGATCAAGAAGCTTGCAGAGGAGAACGGGATGCTGCCGAAGGATGATACAGACGGGGCAGGGGATAATGAATGACACTAAGATTCGATGGAGAAGAGAACACTATTTCCTGTCACGTCGTCTGTGACAGGTGCGGTAAAGAACAGGCCATGACTCTGACGGTCGTATCGTCCGATATGCCTCGGGTATTCGACGATGCGACTCGTGACGAGTCTTCCATTCATGTGAGATCAGACGTAAAGGGTCTTGCTGGACTAGGGTGGCGCACTATGCTCAGGCCTGATGCCAGAGACAGATTCGTAAAGCTCGGCCCTGCATATATGGATTGGCTCGTTTGTCCCGAATGTAGAGATATATGCCAGAAGGAAGCAAGACGCAGATATAAACAAGAGCTGAAATGTTAGGGATTTAAAGCGACTGAAGAGGAGGAGGAATTAGAATGATAACGGAAGCGAACACAGCGAAAGAGAAGATGGAGGCTCTGCTCGCAGGGAAGGAGGTCTGGCAGGACGACGTCGGATACAGGCTCGAAGGCGGCGCCATGCAGGTCATGGGCAGCGACTTCGGCGACTGGCTCGGCGGCGACACCACTCACGAGCTGATATGGGACGAGGAGGCTATGGCAAGCACGCCTGCAGAGAAGCACACGTTCTGCCAGGCCATCGGCATGATGGCCAAGGGCAAGGTCATGAGCCCTGTCGGGTCCAAGGACATATACAGGATAGATGCCGAGTATGGGCTCGTGTACTCATACGAGGACAGCGTGTGGGTGGAGCCTCCCTTGTATGCTGGGGAGATAGAGGGCATGTGGGTGGAGGTGGAAGAATGAGCCGCCTGCTCGATCTCTTATTCCCGAACCCATATATGGAGAACAAATGGTGTGCCGGCTGGGATGACCCTTGGCATGACCCCGAAGACAGCCGTGTGAGCGATTACACCTGGCATTCTTGGGAGACTGCGTATGAAGAGTTCTGCCAGTTCTTCGGTTGCGATAGCGGCCTGATAAGGAAGTGGTAAGATGGGCGGCAGAGGCATGGTCGTCAAGATGCTCTACATGAGCCCACCCTATGCGGCGGACCTGGCGGCGAGGTGCTGCACGTCCGCCGAGATGCCCGAGATGAACGACTCGACAAGGGCGCTGGAAGCGGCGTGTCTGTCCGGGCATCTCTCCATACTGGAGCATATCCACGTCGCTTTCAGCATCGAGGGCATCTCCAGGGTATGCTCGCACCAGCTCGTCAGGCATCGCCTGATAACGGTCAGCCAGCAGAGCCAGCGTTACGTGAGCATGGACGGCTTCGCCTATGCCACGCCCGAGTCGATAAGGTGGGCGGACGAAGGGGGCATGGAGGAGGTCTTCGACACCTACATGTCGCAGACCTCAGAGCTGTATGAGGCGATGACGAAGCTGCAAGACATTCCCATGGAGGATGCCCGGGCCGTCCTGCCCAACGCATGCTGCACCAACATGGTCGTCAGCATGAACCTCCGCGAATGCGCCCATATCTGCCAGCTCAGGCTGTGCAACAGGGCGCAGGGGGAGATCGGAGGCGTCGCGGTCTGCATGAGCAAGCTCGTCAAGATGGCGCTCCATCACTACGGCATCTACACGCTGGACAAGCTCTTCGGCCCGCAGTGCGGGGCCCTGGGCTATTGCCCGGAGAAGAAGACGTGCGGCAAGGAGCCGACGCTCAAAGAGCTGCGCGACGCATACGAGGGCGCAGGCAACCTGTGAAAGACAACGAAAGTCAAACAAAGACAGATTGACATTGAGATACCATGGACTGCTCAGACAACATCCGTGTGCTCTTGGAATCTCTTTATGAGGAGCTTGCAGAGCGCATGGAGGATGCGATAATCAAGGGGAGCTCGACCGCAGACGGCTTGTCCGACGCGATGGATGTCGTGTCCGCACGCATAGATCTGCTGTTCCCCGAGTGAAACCTCTTCCCCCTCTTAATACGAGGAGTTTTCATATTCTGTATTACTTTGTAGTATTATTATACACTATCTTACGAAAGTATAATATACGCCAATAACATACTTGTTTTTGCAACTGATATAGGTTGCAAGGAGAATGAACTATGGACAAGACGGAACCGAACAATTCCGAGAGGAGATCGGAAGACGAGTTCAAGATCGTAGGCGAGAAGACCTTGCCTAAGAGCTTGCCTGAGGGTGTAGATTTCTTCGAGTTTCTGAAAGAATCTGCACGCGAGGCCTTGAGTGCAGCAGGTATGGAATCTGGGGCAATAGATGAAGCCGTAGACACACTGGCGCATATCACAGACAAGCCCCCCTCTAAGGAAGTCAAATCGCTGGTGGCCATAGGCATGGCCCTGTCTGAATCCAAACATATACTAGCGAGCATAGACGGCCTCTACGAGAGCCTGGCCACGCTTGTCGGCAGAGGCCACATGGACCTTGAGATCAAGAACCGCTTTGCAGAGCACTCCAATATCTTGCTGGATGACCTTCTGGCGATAAACTCTGCAGTGGCCAATGCGACGTTAGCTATCGAAAGGGGCATCATGGATGATAAGAAGGAGGAATAAGATGGCAAGAAAGGTGATGATGCGTTACACGACGAGCACGGATGAGACATGCCTTTGTGCGAATTGCCACACATTCGGTGTGAATCTGATGGGAGAGAGCCTGAGCGATGATAAGAATGTGTGCATGATCGTATCATGCGGATGGAGTTTCGCGCCTGACCCCCCGAAGTCATTCGAGCAGATCGTTGAAGGAAACATGACATACAATCTGCTCTGCCCCCAATGCACTGAGGATATGGACAGGCTCATGTTGCTCGGTAAGACATGGGGCGATGCGGCAGAGTACTACCTCGGTGACGCGATGTCGGGCATCATCGAGGTCCATGGCAAGGACAGAGTCGAAGAAGCAATGCGCAACCCGTATCTGCGTCAGGCATTCAGAGAGCTGGTCAAGTTCTACAAGCTGCTCGTTGTCGATGCACTTTCAGAATCTGGTTCGGTCGATACTTCGACTGTAAGCGATGCGCTCAAGTCAGGAGATGAAGATGAAGCGAGATTCATCGAATCTTTATCGGTCGAGCTTGTGAAGCTGGAGCACGCGGAGGAGGAGTCTGAGTGACCTGGTGCGGCCACGACCCTGATGGAGAGAGGCCATAGACTGAAGAGGAGATGGAAGATGAAGATGTATCCGAAGAGAGAATGCCATGATTGCAAGCACGTCGTGGACATCGAAGAAGACATAACAGACAGGGACCTGATAACTTGCAAGCTGGACGAGTGCGAGCACTGCCCCTGCGCAGAAGCCGATGTGGAAGCCGACCCCGTACCGTTTAAACGGTGTCCGATCTGTGGATATCAGCTGACTGTCGAAGACCTGATGTTCATGGATGATGAAGGTACGCCTATTGGCGAGATGGACAGGGTGATTGATTATGAGTATATCGCTGATCCGAAGAAGAACGCTATGTGGGCTGCGGACCGCATTACTGCCGAAGAGAACAATGACGTGGAGTGGATGAACAGATGCGAGACAGACTATGCAGGGGCCCTTGATGATGTAGAGTACATATCCCTCAGTTGCAGGTGCGGATTCCAGTTCTTCTTGGATGCAAGTGATGTGGATTTCCCTGATAACAGTTGGCTGAGCAAGCTCGCGGGCAAGGTGAATTCAAGATGGAGAGGGGATGAATGACCTGCACTGAGATCCGTACAAGATATATGGGCCGCACCTTCGATGAAGGCACGATCGAGATAAGCCCTTTTGCCACCCGTGCCGATTACGCGCACATGATGCTCAAGGATTCAGATGGGAATGAGATCCATATCGCGGTCGATACGGACAGCCTTGCCACGATCATCAATGCCTTACAGGACCAGCTCAAGCAGATGGTCCTCGCTAAGGGGGGTGAAGCGAAATGGTGACGACCCACATCAAGCTCTCCACGGGTGAAGAGATTGTCACGCAGGAAGAACGCATCACGTGTATCGGCGGTGGAGGGGAAAAAGGTGTCAGTGCCCTGCATGGGGCGATTCACTCAACAAGAACAGTCAGAGTCAGCGTGAACGGTGTTCATCGCTACATCAACCCCGTTCACATAGTCGAATATTGGGACGAATCGAAAGGGTGGTGAAATGACCAGGGTAGTCCGCTATTATTGCGATCGTTGCAAGAAGGAGATGAGCTACTACGATTACAGGGACCGTCGCATAAGGGCGAAGCTCTTGGGCAGGTCATTCATGATATGCGGGGACTGCGACAGGGAGTTCAACCATTGGCTTCATAGGACGGGAGTGTACAAAGAATGAGCGATGATATAGCTCTCATTATGATGCTGGTATGGTTCATTTGCGGATTCTTAGTGGGCGCATCATGGGCCATGCGCAAATGCATCAACGACCTCGTCGAGATGAAGAGACAGCCAATGAACCTACGGGACGCGCTGACAATCCTTCAGATGAAGAGAAATGAAGAGAAATGAAGAGTTGATAGAATGGACATGAACATAACGTATGAGGACGGGCTGCGGCTGAGCGAGCTGAGAGGACAGCTCGCTCAATTCCAGTATAACATAGACCACATAGACTTGACGGCATTGCCCTATTGGCTGGCGACATGTGCCGTAATAGGCTTCGGTCTTGCCCTGCTCTCATCATGGCTGTACATTTCATACACAGGACGCGAAGAGACCATCATTAGTGGAAGATGGACTGTTGTCAAGAAACGTGATGTCGATTCTCGTATCTGGACTGTCGGAACCTTTGTGGCAGCAACGCTGATCTGCATGCTGGCTTGCATGATCATGGAAGCCTATCTCTCCAACTCGATTCAGTCGGACATGTCGAACGTGCAAGCGCAGATCGATGCGATACTGTCGAAGTACGGGAGCTGATGGGATGTACTTCTCAGATGTGCTGGAAGGATTCTACACATGGAGCGAGCCCCGTTTCTACCGCATGGGCTGGAACGGCAAATGCCAATGGATAAAGCTCCAGCGCCCCACAGAGTTCAGCAAGATGACCAAGCCGTATATCTACATGGAGATAGAGCATGAAGACGGCACCTTCGACAGGGTGCCCTGGCTCGCCAGCCAGACCGATATGCTGGCAGACGATTGGGTGGCGATGCCCGAGACCCTGCCGCACTACACCTTGCGGATAGTCAAGAGCACGCTGGACCTCGTCAAGGGCACCGAGCCCATATACTTCAGGCGCGAGGCATGGCCGAAGGGCTATGCCCTGTTCTGGGACGGCCCGCTCAAGGGCAGGTCTCCCGCCGTCGGGGGCTATCTGCGCGACTCGTGGACCCTTGCCGACGAGGTCGCGGACGATTGGCTCTGCGTGCGCGACTGCATCGAGGAGGGGCAGTTCGGCTGGGTGCTCAAAGGAATCGAATCGGGCATCAGCCCGGAGAAGTTCAGGCGCAAGGCATGGCCTGCGGACGCGGAGATGCGCGACAAGCACGGCTATCTGAGCGTGTACACCGACCAGTACATATCCTCGGGCATAACTCCTGAGGACGTATGGGCGGACGATTGGTACAAGGTGGAAGAATGAGCGGTGGAACATTGGAATGGACATACATGATAGGCGATTGGCTCTATGCCCTCAGAAGGGACGAGAACAAGCTTGTCAACACGCAGGTCGCAGGGCTCGCCAAAGAGTTCAGAGACCTCATAGAGGAAGCGGACCTGTTCCTCTCCGGGGACACGGGAGAGGAGCGCATGGAGAAAGCGTGGAAGCGCTTCTGCGAGAACACGGGCATGCCCGAAGACGCATGCAATATATCCTGGGAAGAGGATTACGACTTGGAGGAATGAGAATGGAACCGAAAGACATGGCTCTGATATGCGGAGTCCTCGGACTGGTCATGGGGTTCGCCCTGGGCCTGTTCGGTGTGATTCTCGCTGTGGTGGTCGGCCTCGTGATGGTCGTCGTCTACAAGGACGACGAGGACAACGCGGGCCTGGGCGCGATGGCTTCGTCCCTGGTGGGCGGAATCGTCGGATGGATGCTGTACGCTGTGCTGCTCGTTGCGGCATGGGGCTTCTGAGGCGATACCATGACAAATACCATGGACGCATTCGTCAACGGCCCCCTGAGGGCCTTCGCAGACGCTCTGGCGCGCTGCAAGGCCGACGGAGGCTACACAGTGCGTGAAGGCGAAGTGTTGGAGACGCTCGATAATGCCTTGACGTGTGTGCTCGGAGAAGATGGATCCGCCTAAACTTCTTATCATAGTCCTGTGGCGTAGCGGTCAATCGTTCCTGACTTTGGATCAGGCGACCTCGGTTCGAATCCGAGCAGGACTACCTCAATTACATTGTATTTCAATTCAATATTTATTTTCGAAACTCATAAATATATATGAGTAATACAAAGTAATACTATGAAGGGATTTGAAGCTATCCGCAAGGTACTGAAAAAACAAGGCAACTCGCTCGTTGTCGTCTTGTCGTCAGAGGCGAAGCAATTGGGCTTAAAAGAGCATAATTCAGTCTACATATCGCTCGACACCTCTGAGGAGATGAAGAACAAGGAAGTCTGCGGAGCCACTGTGCTTAGCTATCTGGAGTCTGGACACATTATGAAATCTGTCCCGCATGATGGCTCTGACCCCGTGTACTTGGCACTGGACCCTATGCGCCTTGTCAAACAGGATGAAAAGTATACCAGCAAGAGCATATACGTAGCCCTCACAGTCCCGACCGATCTTATCCCCAAAGATGTTTGGGCGTTGACATCGGTCGATGTCATCGACTCTATCTACAATACGCCCTGGGTGGTATGCGATGAAGTAGAAGATCTGCTTCACTTCAACACACGCGCATATATGGCTCTGAGGAATGACGCGATCGAGACTTTAAAGGAAGAAGGCACTTGCGATATAACCGGAGACACGATTCTATACCAGATGCTCAAACTCAATGATATGGGCTGGTTCTACGATGCGGCTAACGACAAGGGGGTGTACGATGCCCAGAGGCTCTGATGCATTGAAGCTGCTCGAAGATGGCCATATTCTCTCATCTAGAATAAGAGACCATGATATCGTCATCAAGCTGAACAGAACTTCTAACCACCTGCAATTCATGCATACCGGCTCGGCACCTCTGCCTACGGAATATGTCACCCAATGGGCAGATATCAGCCTTGATGTCAATGCGTTGTATAATCACGAATGGAATGCGGCAGACAATATGGAGTGAACATGACGCTGAAGCTATTTGATGTGTTCTCAGGGATAGGCGGTGCCGAGACTGCACTCGATCGTGCAGGGGTCGAACATGATGATATCGTATGCGAGTCGTATCCGCAGATACTCGAAGGATACAAGGCATTGCATGGCGATGTCTTGAGCTATGATGACGTATCAGATATGACGTCGATGCCTAGTGCAGATCTTCTGTTCTTCGATTGGCCGACGTTGAAGATCGCTCCTCTCAATCGCAAGGGCAGGGATACTAAAGCATCGCTTGCATGGTTCGTTATAGATCTGTTAGAGAGTGCGAGGTCCGAGGGCAATCTTCCGGAGTACATCTGTGCAGAGTCTACGCCTTTTCTCTTAAGCAGCAGATATTCCAGATTCTTCAATCTCTTTATCAAAGAGATAAAGGACCTCGGGTATGAGATATCGTACGAAGTCTTGAATACCAGCGACTATGGGGTGCCTCAGAACCGCAGAAGATGGTTCATGGTAGCATCGCTGCATCACGGGGAGTTCATATTCCCTGAGCCTTGTCCAGATGGCAGGATATTGAAAGACGTTCTTGAATCTGAAGACGCAGTGAAAGACTTGTGGTTGTCGTATGAGGAGATCGCAGGTCGTGAGATGAAGTTCAGGAGATACCATGATGTGTTGACTCCCGAATGGATGCCCACTGATGCTACTAAATTCAGCTCTTTCATAACAGTCTATTCAGACCGTCGCCCCGTAGGGCCGTTCCTGATACAGCCTTTACCCGATGATCCTGATTATGACCGCCATATCTCTGTCACTGTCAGCGACAGGCACAATGTGGAAGATGCAGTCAGAGGGAACTTGAGGATCAGACGGTTCTCACCTCTTGAATTCTGGAGGCTCCAGGGGTACACCGACGTGGAGTTCCAGAAGGTAAAAGATGCGGGGCTGTCTGACGGCATGTTGTATCGTGTAGCTGCGGCTTCCAGTGCAGTCCCTTGCTGGACGGCGATATTCAGGGCGATGTTCATCGACAAGACGTGGAAGAAGGAAACCACACAGTGTGTTCTTGATTTCAAGGGGGATAATGAATGATTGTAGTAGGATTAGTGAAAAAGATTCATGATAATGGCCACGGTCAATACAGGGTGAGCATCGGTCACGAATGCAAGATGCTCGGCCTGCTGGATGGCGATGAAGTGATCATGTCTATACGCGCCCCGTGCGAATACCCTGAAGGGGGCTATTGGGGCGGAGATGTCATAGGCCTCATGGAGGCGGGGTTCGCTGTCAAGAATGCAGAGTTGGGCATTAAGCTCGCATTGCATCCTTGCTTCACGGATGAGGGGGTCAAGAGCAAGATTATCGCGGCACAGCTTGAAGATAAGATCGTCAATGGGAAGCTGTACAAGAAAGATGTATGGCATGACGACGTAGATGTGTCGCTGGACGTCATTTACAAGTATACATGGGATGTCGAGCCTTTGCAATTCGCAGGCACGCTGTTCAATGGCGCTATAATGGGTGACGGGGTAGGGGGCGTGTGCATCACCACCCCCTATAACAGGCTCGATCCTGCAACCGCACGTAAGCTCAATGAACTCGTTATGAAAGCTCTGAGGAAGAAGCCCCCAGCTAAATATTACAATGTCGCCGCGATGGATCAGGACCTTGTGGAGATGATCGCGGAAGCTAAAGCCAAGATCGATGCCGAGGAAGGCCAATCTGTGTTGGATGATGATTTAGGAGAAGAACAGGAGGAGAGATCAGATGAAGACTAAGGAAGGAGTCGAGATGCCTGCAAGGGCAACTAAAGGAAGCGCGTGCTATGATTTCTTTGCCCCAGCAGATATACATCTTAAAGCAGGTGAGTGGACAACATTCGGTACAGGTGTATCTTTGGACGGCACAGAGAGGCTCAGGATCAACTGCACTCCCCGTTGGAGGGACGAGATTACAAGTTGGGCTCTTATGCTGTATCCCCGTTCGGGCTTGGGGTTCAAATACAAAGTCAGGTTGGCCGATACTGTCGGCATCATCGACCAGGATTATCGCGACGAGATACAATGCTCCCTGTGCGCTGATGAAGACATATGCATACCCAAAGGCAAGGCATACATGCAGGGAATGTTCGTACCATTCCTGTTCCTTGAAGATGAAATCGTACCGACCCGGGATCGCAATGGCGGACTCGGGTCTACCGACAAGAAGTGAGTGCAACCGTTCCCCCAAGGCAGATTATGGCATCGATGAAGTTCAGGGCAAGGGTAGCTAAACAGCAGGAGCATGACCTGATCATTCGTGTTACGCGCCCATGCCGTGCGTTGAACATCTTGCCCGGGTCATACGTGGATGTGATGATCACTCCCGTTCGTGATGAAGCAGGCTATCTGAAAAGCGATGCTGTGGCCAACAGTGAATTATCCGAGTATTTTGAAAGAGAGGGTGATGAGGACCGCCTTGATTTTGATCAAGGCGATCTCTCCCCCCAGAACAATATTGTCGATGCAGAAGATAGGGAATTAGAGTCTCTGGACTATGCGCCTGTGAAGCATATGAAGGATATCGTTGCGATACCTGCCCCTGGAAGAACGAAATTTGTGACCATAGAGCCTGAAGAATCGAACGAAGACAATGTAGATCTCGATATAGGTGTAGATTGGGATGAATTAGAGGATTGCGAAATAATGCGTATCCCTATAGATCGTGAGACCCGTAAGGAAGTGGGGCGTGATGTGCCTGATAAAGATGATGAAACACCGTCCAAGAATAAATCAGACTATTTTAGAGAGGAATTGGAATGAGCATATCTCCGAAAGATTACTATCGTGAGGTGCGCGTGGTCAAGGGAAGGATAAGCCAGTCTTGCATCGTGACAGGATGCCCGTGCGATGACGTAGATTGCCGTTTATGCGCATTTGCTGCGACCGCATTTTCAAGAGGTCGCAAACCTGTTGATGCGTCAGACCGTATGTCTTTGCAAGAGGTCTTTTCAGATGACCAAGATCGATGATGATGTTGAGATAAGCTTCAATCCGAATATGGATCTCGATTCAGACCCCTTTGAATATCCTGTGATGGATGGAGAAGATGAAGACTTGGTCTGTGATGATTCTTTCGTATCTGTCATCGCATTTGCAGGTTCCAAATATCAGCATAACCTCCTCAAAGCATTGTGGTATTGGCACACCACAGGCTTGATTGAAGGGCATACTTATGATGAAGCCAGAGAATCTGCGATACACTTGCTATCTTCACGTATCATCGATTGCGGGGGAAGCAGCTCGATACCTATCGGCTCGGGGATATTCATAACGATGGATTTCGAACTGGATGTTATGGCGGATTCTGTGTCATCATTCAAAATGACATTCTATCTCACATACATGAGATGCCAATTGCCCATATCTTATGTCGAAGTATCCAAGAACGACAGAGTCCATTTCAGCATAGGGGAAGCAGATGTCTCGTTCATATATCCTGGATTCTATGAAAAATGGTGCAAGCTGTTGGAGGCGATAGGCGATGACAGAAAAATATGATACGGCATCTCCTGAATACAAACGGCTGAGGGAGATATGGCGTAGCATGAATAAGCGGTGTTTCAACACTTCATGCAAAGATTATGGCAAGTATGGTGCAAGAGGCATAACAGTATGCGAAGAGTGGCATGAGGATTTCTTTGCATTCTATGATTGGGCTATCGCACATGGGTATAGGAATGACCTCACACTCGATAGGATCAACAATAAGAAAGGCTACTATCCTGCGAACTTGCGCTGGGTGTCACGTAAAGCTCAGGCGAACAACCGCACCACAGCCAAATATTATGTCGTAGATGGGCACATCAAAACATTGGCACAATGGAGCAGATTGTACGGGATATCTTCATCGACAATAATCCATCGTATCGATGACGGTTGGTCTGTTGAAGATGCTATAAAAACGCCCGTAAAGAAAAAAGTTTGAGGGGGGAGGGGCCCGCCCCTCTTTTAGCTTCAAACGGTGTCGTCGAGAACTCCGACGATCTTTCCGCTGCCGATGAATCCATCGCACCTGACCTCTGCCCTCATGTGGACGACATTGATCTCTTGGAGGATGTCGGTGATGGCAGGGTTGTTCACAGAGTGAAGGTTGACGGGGTTCAGCAGGGATATCCATACGTGGTCAAGATCTGCGAGCATGATGTCTCCGAACTTGACGTCAGAAACCCTCTTCTTCGAGTAATCGTAATTGAGGTTTCCATCCTGGATGATCGGGATCTTGTTGTAGGAACTGACGACAAGTCCAAGGTCTCTTCCAGGGATGGTCTTGACTCCATTGAAGTCCCTTTGCACATATACGGTGTTCAGCTGGATCTGGTTCGCCTCGTGAAGCGCTGCAAGCTTATCTTGGGCGATGTTAGACATGATCCAGAGCTTGTTGTTCGGATTAGCACTGTCTGCCCAATTGACAGAGCACTGCCTGTACAGCTTCCTCATGGCATTAAGGTTCAGAACCTTGTCCCCTCCAAGGTCGATGACCTGGGAATCGAGAACGCTAGGTCCATTGGCACGGAAGTTGTAGAAATCTCCGCGAGACGCTGTGAGTCCGCCATAAGGCGAGATCATTCCAGCATCAAGAGTGACTCCATCGACAGTCCTTCCGATCTCAGAGTTCGCAGAGATGATCCTGGACAGGGCATTGAGCGAAGTTTCAGCGCCCTCATAGACGGGTTGCTTCCATTCGATGTGCCTGAGGATGGTCTTATCGACCAGATCGGAGAAGTTTTTGGAGATCTTGTCCAGATAATCCTTCTTAGCAATGACATCGTCCTTGTTCTCGATAGCAGCCAGATACTGACCGTAGTTGAATTTGAGAGGCATCTCTTTTGCAGGCTCTCTGAACTCAGAGACAGGCATCCTGACGCTTCCGGGGATGCGCCCGTCCTGGACGGTAGTGGCTCCGATTCCGACGAAATCGCCTTCGTTGAATCCAGTAAGGCCCCTTGCGATATCCTCGGCAGTGACAGTACCGTATGTTGCCAGCTCGGTAGCGATCCTCACTCCTTCGGTAGTATACGGCTTAGCACCGAGTGCGGTGAACACATTGTCAGACATGAACATGCCTGCGGTGATGTATTTACCATAGATCGCATTGGTGTATCCGTTCTCGCGGTCCGTAGTGTAGACGGCCGCACCTGCGCTCTTCGCGAAATGGTATTGATTCGCGTAGAAGTCCTCGATAAGATTCCACGTCTCCTCCGCTTTCTCGGGGTAAGTGGTGGTCATCTTACCGTTTTGCATAATGAACTGTCCGCTCATAATATCTGCCTCAGAATTTAGTCCTAGCCTTATAAAGGTTGTACTCGTTCAAATCGTTTTTAATCACATCCATGGGATCGACCCCGTGTCCCATCCTGACAGGCGGATTCTGTGATTTCTGGAATTCGGTAGCAGCAGTCAACTCAGGCCGAGATATCTCCCCCGATACGGAGGATTTGGCGAAAGGCCTGCTCTGTGAAGTCGCGATGCCGTTCATCATCTCCTTGAGCGTCATGATATGACGGCCCTTTGCGATGTTGGAGTTCTCGTCAGCTTTCGGAGGCTCGACCATTGCAGGGGCGATGTTCTCTTCAGATTTCTGAACAGTCTCCCCCTCCGATTCATCACCGCCATCAATATTGATTGCTGGCTCTGCTTGTGCAACGGACTCGGGGTCGGTTGTGCCGGTATGACTGAGTGCTTCCTGTGCGGTTCCACTGGATGCTATGTCGTCATCAGAAGATTTCCTGATGTCCATGATGCGGTCTGCCTGTGATACCCCCTCAGGGTTCGTGGAACCTGTATGACTTAGAGCTTCTTCGGCTCCCCTCGGCTGTGCGATGGAGTCAGGGTCGGTATATCCGGTCATCATCTCCCTATCGAAGATACCTCTGGCAGTGGCAATACGATCATCTGATTTGGCGAGATAGCGACCGCACCCATCGGGCATGCCCTCCATATCTACTTTGTCCACCATCGGGTCCTTGAAAATCAAGTCCCCATCGACATATCCTTCTCTATCGCCTTTCATGAAGTACTTCATATCGAATTTGCCCTCCATCATGTCTTTGAATGAAGGGGTGGGAGGTATCATGGATTTCTTGATGATTTCATCGATATCTTCGGATTCAGGTTCGTCGCAATCTTCGTCCTCGTCGCAATCCGCAGACTTTTTGACATCTTTTTTGTCGTCATCATCGTCCTTGGATTCTTTATCATCATCTTTCGAGTCGTCCTTAGAGTCGCCCGCAGATTTCTCTTTGGAATCTCCTTCCGCACTGTCGCCCTTCTCGCTTTTACTATCACTGCTAAGATTGCTCAAGCTGGTGTCGATACCTGAATCGGCATCAGGTGCAGGCTCGGATTCGCCTTCTTCAGGAGGGAGGTCTGCACCATCGGCAATATCTGAAGCTTCTCCAAGGTCATCTGGAGAGAGATCGGGCGCGAAACCATCAAGCGCATCTGCGCCAGCCATTCCTGCACCCTCGTCTTCAGGCATAGCACCTGCATCGCTCAAGTCCGCATCGCCTTCAGGACCGATTGTAGTATCGGGCTCAGTCAGATCGGTGATGCCCCCTAGGGTCTGCTGGAGCTGTTGCTCAAGCTGAATAAGCTCCATCACTTTGCCCGTATCGTCTGCATCCACAGCTTCATGCGCGGCTTGTCTCAGCGCTGCCAAGAGATTGTTGGCTGCATCTGCAAGCCCTGCACCGCCCGTTGCAGGAACCTCTGGGTCTGCGTTGCCGATAGCAGGTTCAGGCGGAGCTTCATCAGATTTACTCCCATCCATCGCCCCGTATATTTCATCGAGAAGGGCTTCGATATCCTCGTCGGAAAGATCGTCATCCCCTTCGCTTTCAGGCGCTCCTGGTGCACCAGGCATGTCGCCCATATCTCCGCCAACAGGGGGCGCATCAGGCGCAGGTGCGCTAGGAGGTGCGCCTCCGACAGGAGGAGCCTCAGGAGCAGCACCTGTTCCATCTTCGGGTGCAGGAGGCATGTTCATATCCTCTGTATTCATAGATTCATCTCCAAGGCCTCCCATATCAGGAGGCGCATCGGGCGTCGGAGAGCCCATCGCTGTACTGTTAGCAGTCTCGATGGCCCCCTCATCGCCCATGATTTTGGAACTGAGGTTAGGAATCTGGCTCGTATCAGCATGCATAGCGTTGAGAGATGCAGCGATGGCATCGAGCTTCTCAGAAACAGATGCCTTCTGGATACGGGCCGAATTCCGTTTGAACTCGTCCCATTTCTCATCATCGTTCATAGGCAGACCCTATCGGCATAATGCCGTTATGTATTTAAGCAATTACGGGTCATTTTCGTCAAAATCTGCATCGGGGAACATCAGGCTCCAATTCTTTCCATCGTTGGCGAGCAACCCATACTTTGCTATCTCGAAGAATTTGCTTTTCGTCACGGTAGGCTTAAGGTTCCCCGCATCATCCATGTATCCTGATGATGTGCCTTCACGATAATATTTCTCGATCATATCGTTGCGCCTGTTGAGGAGAGCGCCTCCTTCGACAGGCTCTGCGATTATTCCGCAGGATTTAGCGATGATGCGAGTCTTCCTGAAGTCGTCTGTAGGTATGAACACGCCGTTTGTCCTTGCATGAGCATCGAATCCTGCTTTTCTCAGGTCGCGCTTGAGCCTTTGAATGGGGCAGTATTGATAGTCCTTATGGATCGTGTATTCGACCACATCCATTGGAATCTCCGAATCATCCTTCGATTTGGAGAACTTCGCATCTTCATTGTACCATTGAAGCTTGCAGTAGCTGTTAGCAGGCACTTTGCACAGTGATATCTCCAGCAACTGATTCACATTACGACGGGTGTAACATCCCTTTTCATCGCATTGGAATCTGCCTCTGTCTGCCGAGCCTGCTACTGAAAGACTGTTTGTCCCCTTAACGAAAGCTTCCCTCGCGTCATCATATACGCTGTCGCCTCCGAACAGGTTTCCCCACACCACTATACCGTTTTTATCATCGACTTTATACGGCTCCCAATCCCAGATCGTGCCTAATTGGAAATTATGATGGTCGTTCTGGATATTTCCTCCGCGATCGATAAAATCATCCATATGGTTCTTCAAAGAATCGATATCCAGAATCTCTCTGTCGATATCCACATCTTCCACTGACGCGATTATCTTGAATGAGAATGAAGAAGGCAGGTCTTTGCAGGCCATCCATGCTTTTCTCAGCGCAGCACGAGCTTCTTCGGTCGTTTTCGGGTCTGCTTTGTTATATACGTCCAGAAAGGTCTTCTGATCTGATTCATCTAATGAATTACGGACCTGATTCGGCAATTCGAATACATTCTGATACATCGCAACCTCCTATGGGACAACCTCAACTTCAATCTGCGTGCTTTAATCACGACATGGACTTTAATCCTGTCTATGAATTGAAGGAATCTTACATATCCAGCTTGGCCACTCTGCATAGTTGAACCCGCCCTACATATTTCAAGGCGGCATTCTCCAATACAGAGAGGGTGTTCGACACCTCGCTGGGAGTAAGATCGGTCAATTCGCAAATTTCTTCCACCGTGAGCCAATCTGTTGTCAGGACAGATTGCACTTTATCCTTCATATCCTCAGAGACGTCCAAAGACATGGCCTTGAGTTCGAACAGCTTATGAGTCAGCTCCTCGGGCGTTCCGTTCAGGCGGACCTGGAGAATGCCATCATGACGTTCCTTCTGGATCAGTCCGTCAGGCAGACATAGGACCGCAGTAGATACTTGGCGCGCTGTCATGTTGAGGATGCGGGCGACTTCCATGACATCGATCCAACGATTCGGCACGTCACAGAGCATTTCGAACACTCTCAACGATTTGCGATTCGGATACATCAGCGACGCCTCCAATCAGGACGAGGTCTGCGTATCCCATCTTTTGCAAGGTCATCGCTTTGCCAGATCGACTCAGGTATCATTCCAGTTGACACGGAATCAGGCGATGAGCTGACAGGAACATCAGAGGGATTCATAACTTTTATTGAATCCCGTAGCTCCTCTGTGTATATTGTATCATTTGCAGTGATGATCTCCTTGGCTCTGTCTGCGATCTTTTCGCAGATCTCCCATACAACACCGTTCAGGTGAGGGATATCTACAATAGAATCGTCTTCACTTTCCAATTCGTTCTTCACATCATACATAGCAGGCCGAAGATAAGGTATAGGGAGCATGCCGTTCTCCATGATGTTGTGATAGATGCGGTCTCCTGCACGTGCTATCTCCCCCGGGTCGCTCAATCCGAATTTCGTCGCAGCCCATTCTCTGATAGCCTGCTTGACGGGAGAGATCATTCTATTCATCGAATCAAGATTGTATCTCGGAGTCGTATTGGCAGGCTCTGTGCCGAACTCGACGTGCCCCGCATGGCCTGAATCCACGTGGACTGAACAAGGCTTCAGCTCATCATATGATTCCAGCATCTTCAGGATTATAGGGATGGGGTCGCCTCCATCCGGTGCAGTGATATGATACTCCCACTCCATGATCATCCCGAATATGCGTCCTCAGCCTCACGTTTCGACAGGTCGATTTCATCTTTTGAGGCATCGATCTCGTCATCCTCCCGTCTAGCGGTCCCTTCCTCAGGAGGCCCCTCACCATCGCCCGGCACCATGCCACCATCCACGACTTCTTGTTGAGGCTGATTCGCGCTTGCAGCCATCATAGCTTCTTGTTGTTTGCGTTGTATCTGGTCTATGGGTTCTTCGGAGAAACGGAAGTCGCCATTCTCATAGAACACATCGAATCCAAGACCTTTCATCATCTGAGCCTCTTGGATCTTATCGATGCGTCTCTTAGCATCAGTGTATGCTTTGGAAGGCCTGTTGACGACCAGCTCCCAATCGGTTATCTGTGGGAACCAGCTCATTATCCATTTGCAAAGATTATCAATGTAGCTGTATTTGTCCATCAGGTATCTATCAAAGATAGTGATCTGCTGAGACTCATTGTTCATCCCTCCTGATGCTTCTACATCGCCTGCAAAGATGTTAGGCATTCCTGCATGGGCACAAAGACGATCGCGGATATCATTCTTGATCTGCATCGCCTGGCTCGCATCTTCAGTACCCAGCTCCAATGTCTGAGCCTTCATCTCGGCAGTGCCTGGTATCTGAGGTGGAGTGCATATGATCGGAATGGAATTGTCGTTTGTAGCAAGAATGTCTTGGATTCCTTTCGTGATATCCTCCACATCCTCTGCATTGAATCCTGGCAGGATGACCATCTTACGGACATACCCGAACTTGTACCTTTTGTGGAAGTGCTTCTCCAGATAGTGATATGTCAGCAGGTCATCTTCAATATCATACCATATCGGCACCCCGTATGTGAGCGCCTGTCTGAACCAGTGGTCGTGGTACACTTCATCAGAGGTGTACAGAAGGTATTTGCCCATGGCTCCATACGACTCGCCTATCTTCCACGCAGCAGGGTACAGGATCTTTCCTTCTTCAGTGCAATCATTAAGAGCTTCAGGTGTCTCGTCCAGATTGATGATGGAGTCGCGCTGGTCTCTTGTGAAAGCATAGGTGGTGCCGAACACCCCTTTGTCGTTGAAAAGACCCATGACGAATTTAGGGTCTTGAGCGAGGAATTCAAGAGGATATGATCTCTGAAGCTCGCAGTTGTCCGGGTCTACGAAATCACCGGTCACGCAGAGCATGTATGCTTCATTGTTCTGAAATTGGCTCTCGGCATAGGATTTGAGCACGTCTTTCAGAGATTGCCCGTTGCCATTGGCTTCATCTATGAACGACCTCCCATTAGGCCTGACAAAATACGCTTTCTGGGCATCATCGGGTTTGCGAAGGTGCACAGAACCGCATACAGGACATTTTGTGATGATTGTCTGATGCTCATGACCGCACTCTGTGCATTTCCTTGCGAACTTCGGTTGAAGGTCCAGATCATGACGGAACAGCTCTGTGGTAGACCTGGATATGATTGTAGACAAAACAGATACTTCAGACCTGTACCAGTCCATGAGCGCATACATGTACCAGTAGCTCGTCTGATCGGTCACTCTGAACCAGACATTCGACGGACGCTCGGCATTCATGATCGCAGTGCGTATGCGACTGCCCTCTTTCATCTGGTTATAAGTCTCTTTGTCGCTGATTCCTGTCGCAAGAGACAATGCGACGTCATGAACGTCCGGAGCAGGTGCCGTTATGCTGTTTGATTTCGCAAACGACGTGCGCGGACCAGATACGCGAACCATAATATCACTTTCTGTATACGTTGCATTATATTTATACGACGGAAGACACCACACGCTTAGAGCCATGTGATCTCTTCTCTCCTCTAGAGTCTGAACCTTTGGCTTCGACGACCTTTCCTTTTCCACGGATGAACCATTTGCAACAGGCATACCTCATTGCATCCATCAAGTGATCCCAATCCTTGATCGGCTTATTCAGGAAATTCCCGTCCTTATCTTGATCATAACGATAGTTGTTAAGCTCTTTTATCGTGTTGATGCAGGATGGATGGATGATCATCTCGAATGATTGCAACTGCACTATCCCGAAATTGACGCTATCGGGGCCCTTCAGTGCAGGAACGATGGCGGGCAGTATCCAATTGGTCAGCGTGGGCACTCCGTCGATATATTCTTCATAGGGGATGCCGTTTTGCAGGTCGCTAATAGACTTACAATCTGCGGGGTCGGCCCATATCTGCTCCTTAGAGTAGCCAGCTTCAGTTATCCTGCGTGCTATCTCTGCATTCCCTACGCCTCTGAAATACAATTCGTCAAAGACCCATAGTTTCTGTCCTTCCAGATCCACTGCGATGGCTATGAACGCATTGTATGATATGGAATACCCGAAATCAAGCCCGAACGAGGTCTTTATCCTCGATGAACTGGCGAGGACCTCATGTATGTCGAACTCCTCCTCGCGCCAATTGGTGTAGATCAGCCCCTCGGCAATGCCCCAATCTCCATCACAATAGACACGCGCCTGGCGGGGATTGTTCTTATACATCGCTGTATATCTGGCGATATCGACCTCATCTAAGAACTCATTATCCTTATACGTAGTCGTGCACGTGAACGTGTCGGCATCAGGATTGTCAAAGAAGCGTTTCTTGATCCAAGAGTTCTCCGACCACGGGTTGAATGTGCATGTAAATTGTTTCCATAGGCCCGAACCAGGAGGCATCTGACCGCGGATTGACATAGTGAGCTTGTTGAATGCGTCTTCAGAGGTGATCTCAAAGAATTCCTCGAACCAGACCCAGCATAAGACGCCCTTGGATACAGTGATGGATGCGAGCTTATATGGGTCATCCATGCCTCTGAACAAGATCTTCTGTCCCGTGGGGATGTATACCATCTCAAGGTCAGACCTGTTGATCTTCCAAAGAGATGTGACGCCGAGCTTGTCTATTGCCCAGATCAGATTGGCGAACACTGAATCTTTGATGGTACGATAGACCTTGCGTACTACAAGGAGGTTCGCATCAGGGTACTTCATCAGGTGATAGATGTAATATATGGCGCACGTGGTCGTTTTCTTCGACCCCTTAGCGCCCTTGCAGAGACGATACAACGATTTGTTTGTCCAGAACTCGTCATACCCCCTCCCGACAAGGGCGCCTACATCAATCTGCTGTCTCGCCATGATCGTCCTCGGGCACATCGAGCGCGTCTTCCTCTTTGACATCGGGGACAACAGCTTCGACCACGACTGAATCAGCTTCTGCTTTCATAGCTGCACGAAGCTCTATCGTATCGACAAACTCAGGCAGATCTACTGTGACCTGCTGTTGCTTAGGTGGCTCGTATCCGCCGTATTTCAGAAGAAGCTCAATGCATTTCAGGTCCGTGGTCTTAAGGGCCTTAGAGGTCACGCCTAGAAGCATAGCAGTCTGGACATCAAGCGGTTTGCCTTTCAGCGTGTCTATGGGGCGCGTGCCGTCAACGTCGATTATATCTGTCCCTAATTTGGATGAAACAGGTGACATCATTATTGCGCGGATGATATCGGTCACGTCACGTTGTGAATTCTTGTTCCGCAGCTTCGTGGAAATCCTGTCCATTTCAGAATCATAGCTCATGATCTTAAAACCCCTCCATGATTTAAAAGGTCAACGCCTAAGAACACCATCTCTTATCAATCTGCCCAGGGGGGTCAGCCATCCGCACCTCAAACACCTCTCGGGTATCTGTTTCAATGTCATGCCGTATTTGAGGTGGCATCCGGGGCACTCGTAAGGCGCTTTATCATTGTCCATTATCTCTCCGCCTTCGAAGTTCTCCCCATAATAATTGAAGTAGATCCAAGCGACATTATCGTGAAGCGCGAACTCACGGGCATCTATTCCATAATCGCCCTTCGTGGCCCTGTATTTCTCCATCTCGTCCGCAGTTCCCGATCTCTCGGTCATTCTACGGATGATGCGCGATTCCTGTCTGTATAGGCTGTCTCTGAATCTGTTGACGGTATCGGCATCGCAGTTGCGTTCCAACAGATCGGTCGGCAAAGTGCGCATGTCGTCATAATCGATGTCCTTGCGCAATTGCTCCTCGAATTCTTCAGACTTCCTTGACAAAAATTACCCCTCGGCACAGTATATGCCGAGGGTTGATAAAAGGTTTAGCTGAGATTCGCTTATTGCTTGTTGAGCGTAGGGATCTCGACGATAGCAGTCTCGGTGCTTTCAGCCCTTGCATCAGCGGCCTTGGCCTTGTTGCGGTAAGATTCCACGAAAGGGAGAGATACCAGCTTGGAACCCCCGAATCCGATGAATATAGACACAACAAAAGCGACTGCGTAGCAAAGTCCGCCGGTCACAACGGCTCCGGATGCTTCAGCGTACCATCCGATGATGACAAGAGACAGTATCACGCATGCGATGACTGTTATGATGTTGGCCGAAAGATAGGAAAGACCATAAGAGAGTTTCTCTCCTCCTGATCTTGCAACGATCTTGTCTTGCTCGTAATAGGCGGGCAGGGACATCGCGAAGGTTCCGATCAGTCCGACGACGAGGGCGATGACCATGGTCATCGGCACGAACTCGGCAGGCACGCCGAGGATGTAGTTCATGGCTTCAGTATCAGATATCATCTTATCAACTCTGTATATCAAGGCTATCTGAAAGGGGATGGAACAGACTTTCAGCACCCAGAATCCTCTGGATGTGAGAGCCCGTTCTATCCTTGAAATCAGGCAGACCCTCCATTGTTTCCCTTGTCAAGTTTCTTGACCAGTGCAGCTCTGATAACATCCCTCTTCCAGATCATCAGGGCAATAAGCGCAAGAACGATAGTTCCGACGATGATGAGAATCATCTGAACAGTCGGGTTCTTGAGCCCCGTAGGTGCAGGAACAGGAGTCTTCTCGAAAGATGCAGTGATGGTCATGTCACCGGTCACGGGAGAGGCGAAATCGTATGCTTTGTTGTCGACAGCCCACGCAGTGAAGCTGTATCCGTCCTTTGCAGGCACGAACTTGGGCTCAGTGGCGACATCCCCGTGCTTGACGGACTGGACCATGACGGTCTCGCCGTCAACGACGAAGGTGACGGTGTAGACGGCAGGCTCCCAGACAGCAGTCAGGGTGACATCATCGAGGAGGATCGCAACATAGGTTGCAAGGTCTGCATCAGGGATGGTGATCTCGCTGTCGGACCAGCCGACGAAGCTGAATCCGTCTTTAGAGGGAGCGGTCGGAAGGACTGCTCCATACTCGGTGTGTTTGTAGATCTGGGTGCCGTCGACGATAAAGGTCAGCACGGGGTCATGGGCGTAGACAGGGACGTAATCGGCGTCGCCGACGACCTTGATGGTCTTCTCAGAGGCGGCGATGACGACCAGCCCAGGCTCGTCAGCAAGCGCCCATCCGATGAAGATCTGCCCGTCAATCTGACGGAACTCCAGGACCTTTCCAGCAGCGACAGAGGTCGCCTTAGCAGGGAGAGTCAGAGTGGAGTCATACTCAAGCTTCTCTTTAGCAAGGATAGAAGTTCCATCTTCGTAAGCAAATGTAACTTTATAGGTCACTTTCTCGACGACCGCCCACAGGGTCAGCCCGGTCGATAGCGCATAGGTCGAGCCTGCGCTGTAGATCGTAGTCGGAGTAGTCTTATCAGGATCAGCGGAGGCCCATCCCTTAAAGGTCTTGCCTTCGGGCATAGTGCAGCCCAGAGTCGCGAGGTCTTTGAGGATCACGGTGTCGGTGTTGACGGTCTCAGAATAAACGGTTGTGCCGACCGTGTACTGAAGGACCTTAGCATCACCAGCGTCAGCGTCCTCACCAACGACGATGATGCCTGCGAAGGCCGCGACCAGCACCATGGTCGCAAATGTAATCGAAAGTGTAGAGGATTTCATGATTCATACCTCACACAATTATCAAAAATGAGCGTTAAAAAGGTTTAGGCATGAGGGTTGAGAACTTCAACCCCCATGCACTCACAAGGTGATCTCTTTCGAAGTCGCGCCTTCGCCATTGGTCTCTCCTTTCGGGATGTCGACGGGCATGACTGGCTCTTTCCCATCGCCTAGTGTGGCGGTTGTAGAACCGAACACGAACGTGCTACCTTGCACAGGCTTTCCATAAGGGTGCCCTTCCTTGGAATCGCTCTTGGCAATCGCGCTCATCATCTCGCGGATGGACATATCCTGCATGTTCTCTAAGAAGGCCCTGCTCTTATAAAAATCATCAAGATTTCTTTGAGCTTCTTTCGGAACTTCTGTGTTTGTCGGCTTGTTATCTAGATCCTGATCGCCAGACACGCCTATAGTAGGCGTCGCGCCCATCGCATCGGAAACGACAGGTGCAGTGGGCTCGGGCTTGAGCGCAAGAGGCGTTGTAGGCGTGACGGAAGGTGCAACTGGAGCTACAGACGGCGAAGCAGGCGTCGCAGACGTCACGGGTGTTCCAGCCGTAACCTCAGAATTGATTGCAACCTGAGGTTCTGATTTCTGTCTAACAGGGAACGAGACCCTTGCCAGCTCTTTCTCTTCTTTCGACGGGTCAGGCACTTTCGATGTGTCGATGCCGTACTTCTCAAATTCCTTGCGAAGCATGTTCTGATGGCCGATCTGACGCATGGCAGACGCGACATCCTTTCTGAGGGCATTGTATTTAGGGCTGCGTTTTACCGTTGCGTTGCCATCGGTCGCAATGGCATCGGCCTGCGGATTTCCGGTTGCAGAACTATCGGGCCGATCAGGATCGAATTCATCCATGAACGCATCAACGACTTCGGGCTTAGAACGCTTGCGTGTGCCTTGGGTCTCGTCGTTCGGATCATGAGGGATGTCCTCGTCGATAAGCTCTCTGAGCCTTTTCGCATGGTCTTTTCCTGTCAAAACGCTTTCCGGAGCCCAACTGAGATAATCTATAAGCTGAGGAGTCACAGCTGAAGCAAGCTGATCACCTATCTCCCCATTATGGTAAGGGTAATATGTACCGAACACAGATCCACTCTTAGAATTAGATTCAGCTATGGGCGGGTTGTTGTTTATATCAGACATGATGCCATCGTAGATGCGGTCTACGACATGAAGGAAATCAGTTGGTTTCCCATCAATATCCACAGTCACGCCTGAATCCTGGAGTGCCCTTAAACTCCTTTCGATAACGTCAGGAGTATCTTTCACGGCTTTGATTTCCAGTTTCCTCTCCGCAGGCTTAGTCTTATCCTTTTCTTTCTTCGGCGCACCCTTGATTCTTGCCCATGCTTCCTCTGGCTGCGTATCAGTGTTGACATCCAACGGACCGTATACGCGGCTTCCGATATAATCATCGATCGCTCTGCGTCCATGAATGTCAGGGTAGATATAATCCTTGATGAACCTCAGCACTTTCGCCTCAGCCTCTTCACGAATCTGAGGATCGATAGAATTCAACTTGGGTGTAATCTTTCTGAAAAACGGCATAAGATACTCTAAATTACGAGAGTTCCTTCTAGCACGCATGATGTTCTCTGTGATGTCACGCCCCCCATTGAGCATATATTCCTCATACGGATTAGATTCGTACTCCGGATAATGGGGTATCGTCGGCTCTGGCGGAACTCTGCTGCCCACTGCTTTGGGCGACCTCGGATCCAGAGAAGCTACGAGTTCTTTTTTAACCATCGCCAGAACATCCTTGGCTTTCTTCTGCAGATCCTCCGGCTCGGAATCGTCACTGGCGATAGCATAGATCATCCTCAATGCAGATGGCAGAGCATCGCCCGTGCGATTGCTCTGTATGTCTTTCCGAACCTGTCTGTGGAGCTCATCTATATATTCGCGAGTATTCTCATGCTCCCGTTGTTTCCTGATTGCAGCTGTGCCGGTGAACTGCCGAAGCCAGTGTGCTGGGAGAAGGCCTGAAGTCGTCAACCCGCTCTGTTCAAGATTCGCCATCACAGCAGGATTGTCACGAGGGTCCTCACCCCTCATCATCATCTCATGCAACTTGTTCTCGGATATGATGGGCGCCTCGATCGTCTTTATCAAGTCACCGATCCGACCCCTCTCACCCGACACTTTCGCACCGACTTCACCATATTCGCCATCTTCATCGATTCCACCCCATAATTTAAACAGCGCTTTCTTCGAGAGAGGCTTTATGATCACGCCTGAGCCAGGCTGTTTCTTGTCCTTTTCCAGCTCGGCAACATATTCTCTGGAATTCATCTTGCGAATCGCCTTAAGATTGTCATATCCGAAATCGCCGATGGCTTTATCATGGTTCTTGTCCTTCATGATCTTGTCTATCGTCTTGCAGACTGATTCTAGCTTCTTGTGGAATCTCTTCTGAAGCTCGTCATGCTTAGCAGGGTCGTTATGGGGCTGTGCGGCTTCGATAGCGAGCCTGTTCAGCTCTTCAATCGGGGTGTTGACGTCCTTGATCCTGTCTAAGTATGCAGCCTTGTTCTTGAGGTGATTATGAATGCCATCATAGACCTCATTAACGCGTTTGTTCTGCTCCTCAAGGCTGATATGCTTTCCCTCTTTGATATACCTCCAATAGGATTCGGGCATTAGATCTTCATCGAGATGCTGAAGGGCCTTGAAACGGAGATATATCTGCCGTATTTCATGATCTTCTTCTGCCTGCTTCCGACGCCTCTGATAGTTGAGCTCGTCCAATGATTCCTTGCGTCTGTCGTCTGCATATGTCTTCTTCTCAGCGAGTGCACGTGCTTCTGCCTGACTGTCGGCAAATTCTTTGAAATTGATCGCCTTCTGACGCTTGATCTTCTCTTCCTCTGTGATGCCAGGTTCATCGGGGCTAGGAAGGGATTCCTCCTCCTTCGGCTTCGGCGGCTTCTCGACGATTCCGTATTTGAGTGCGTAGAGATTCCTGAGGATGCGCTTGAACTCATTGTTGTAAGATTGGTATGTATCTCCATAGTCATTAGTCTTCATTTCGCCGTAGCCGAACTTGCTGGGGGGTATGTACGCATACCCTCCTTTCGCCCATGCATCAGGTGTGCTCGTGTCGATTTTCGAAGTATTGCCTGATGGATCTTTTTCAAGGTCCTTCTCTTGAAATGCAGCTATCTCGTCTGCAAGTATCTTTTCGGCTTGCTCAACCATATCCTGATACTCTGCCGCTTCCCTCGCACGGACCTTTGCATATCTCCTCTTTTCATCCGGAAGGACATGCATCCGATAGTATGTAGTAAGCTTCCTTACCTTTTCCGGATTGGTTTCACGAACAAATTGAACCAAAGGAACAGCTTTTTCCTGATACAGCCTGTCGGCCAAGCTCTTCAAGACCGCAGGATCGGAAGCCATCTCTGAAGATATCTCGCCGTTGTTGAATCTTTCCTTCAACTGGCGTTTCGCCAACTCGTCTGCATATTCCTTTGTAACAGAAGGCACATCCCCATAATAGTATCCATAGATAGGTATCCCTAAGTCAGATTGGATCTTATTCTTGATTTTATAATACAGCTGTTTATCCAACCAAGACTCGAACGCGAAATTGTCGGCACTGCGCTGAAGCTCGTTCTGGATATTGCGTAGGTCCCCCATAGGGCGGAAGGTATAGCCTGTAGTCTTGCCTGCTTTCTTCTTGAGGGTCGCCAGGTCATCAGGCAGATTGCTCTGTTTCAGGTCGACGATGGTGACGGGGTGCCCGCCGTATTGCACGGCTTCGCGTGGCTGATTCGTGAGCTTCCCATTCGGCATAACATATATGTATGGCGCGTTAACAGTCCAATACGTGCCTTGCGAGACCATATTGGCTGTACGCGAGATACCCCACCTGTCATCGAAAGTACGCATAGGCGAATATTCGTAGGGAACATCGTCCTTTTCGGCGTTCTTTACTTCTCTTATTTTCCCATTGGAATTGAACACGGGTGTGCCTGCTGATTGAAAATTACGACGTGTTCTAATAGCTTTTTTCGCTTTTCTCTCCCGATCATAATCGCTTCCGACGCCATAATCATTCTCTGCGCCTTTGGCAAATTCAGACGTCCACCAGGAGCCGTGATTACGGGCCATCCCGTCCATCATCTCTTTGAAAGATTCCATATCAATACTTCCCGAACCGTTCTCCCCTTCTGAGACCCTGTTCGAATGATGAAGGCGGGCCTTCATCCTGAGGAATCGTAGGCGAATCTGGCTTAGAGTTCCCAAGAGGCTTTCCTAGCTTACGGGGCCTAGGTTCTTTATGCTTATATCTGCCTTTTTCAGTCCCTTTTTCAAAATCCTCCTCGTCACACCCCATCGCCTTGGCGATGACTTTCTTCCGACCGTTCTCGAACATGTCTCTGAACGACTCGCCTATGATTTCGGGTCCGTCATCACCTTTATTCTCGCTGTCATCATCCCCCTCCTCCGATTCCTTATGCGCCTGTTTTCTAGCGCCTTTTTCAGCAGGATCTTGTTTCAACAGGAGAATAAGGAGCTCTCCGGCATGAACCTTTTCTTCATTCGCTATGTCATCATAGACTTTTTTGGCATCCTCAGTCTCAGCCTTATCAGACAGGGCTTCGTAATCATTAACGGCATCCTGCTCCTCGGCGATGAGTTCTCTGGTGAGGTTCGCGTCATCGGATTTCTCAGGATCATCGTCTTTCGGGGCAGGAGACTCACAGAATGCGACATTCTCTGCTTTTCCGCTATCAGCGGGCACGACTTCGATCGTTAGCTCAGGCATGAGAAGGGGATACACGCGCCAATGTATAAAGATTCAGACCGATAGGGCCTCTTGAGAGCAGATGGGACCGGCTCTCAAGAGGTTTGTGATGTCACTAAGCACACAAGGAGCATGCCAGCTTCAAAAAAGAGAAGCGATTCCTACAACGTACCTATCGTATAAAGCAGTATCTGTTCAAAGCGGCCTCAATCAAACAATGAGGACGGCAAATACATCCAGATTGCTATTTTTTATAAAGCAAAACTTCTATCCCTGCATAGAAGCCCTGAGGTGAGAGCTAATGGTCAATACTGTTTACAGCGATCTCAACATCAATGGTGTAGTAGATTCATACTTCACAGGAAAAATGGTCGGATCTGCGACCTCAATGCCTACTGCCAGTTCGAAGAACAACGGATTCATAGTGATCTATGTCGGAACAAGCGATGGAACTTACGTCAAAGGCACGATATATCAGAGCCTAGGAAGCTCATGGACTGCGATTGGAACGATATCTGATGATTCCAACGTGCTTTCTGTTGAAAACGCATCTGTTACGTGGGTCTCTGACACATCTGTGTCAGGATATCCGTACAAGGGGACAATATCTCTGACTGGTTGCACATCATCGCACACCCCGATCGTCACATTCGGCCATGATGCTGCCCTTTCAGGCAAGTATTATCCTATTGCGGAATCGGCAACGGATAAAATCTATGTTTGGTCGAAAACGAATTCTACGATCGCAGTGAATGCGGTCGCGTTCCTTTGAGAGAAAGCATCCTCCCCTATATAGGGGAGGGAAACAGTTTCAATACTCGTACACAGGATACGACGGCACGTTGGTCGGGTAGCCTTCTGCGTCCTTGGTGGCGCGCACCGCGTCGCAGTACTCGTCCAGCTTCTTGAGGAGCGCCGTATTCTCGTCCACGTCGATGCCGAGCCTTATCTTCCTCTCAAGCTTGGCGCGGTCGCCGTCGGTCCTCTCGTAGAGGATGGTCCTGACCATCGTCTGAAGGCCGTCGTCCCATGCGTTGTCGGCGATGCCGATGTTGGGTGCGGACGCCTGCATAGCCTCGTACTCGGTCTTGCTGAGCACGTCCTCGGTGTACTCCCAGAACTCCATCGTCTCCTCGTCCCTCGTCTCGGATTTGCGGACGACGGACCCGCGTATGTACACGGTGTCTGCGTTGATCTCGATGTTAGCAGGCTTCACAGCCTGCGTGCCCCTGACTGTTCCATGTTGTATCATATGGATTACCCAAGGTCTGTATAATCTGTCCGTAGTTTAAATGCCTTAGTCTCTTTCCATCGCACCAGCTCGCCATCCCGTCGTATGAGCGTGCGGACGCCAGTTGATTGATGGTCGGCGGGATGCCCTTGAGCCAGTTGCGCTTGATAAGGTTGCACACCCTCTTGTAGCGTATCTTGTTGCGCTTCCTCAGTAGGACGTGCGTGAAGTAGTGGACGTATCCGACAAAGTCCAGCCCCGTGGCGGTGGGCGCGATGCGCCAGTTGGACTTCGGTTCCAGCCTGTAATCCCCCTTGAGCTTCGCTTTGACGAGCATATGGATGCGATGGAGTGCGGCCTTGCTGTTGGAGAAGCATACCCAATCGTCCATGTACCTGAAACAGTGCTTGATGCGCAGGACTTCCTTCACCCAATGGTCGAAGTAGGTCAGCATGAACGACGAGAATATCTGGCTGGAATACATGCCGATGGGCAAGCCCTTGCGCCCGGGCGCTCCGAAGATGAACTCGTGGATGATGTTGAGTATCTTGCGGTCCTTTATCTTCCTCTTGATAAGATTGAAGAGGATGTCTCGCGGGATGTTGTCGAAGTACTTCTTGATGTCTTCTTTAAGATAGTATTTCGTTCCCTCTGGGTCGTTGTAGATCGCTTCGCGCACCTTCATCGAGCAGAGGTGCGTGCCCTTGCCCTTCTGGGCGGCGTATGTGTCCCTCACGCTCGTTCCCAAGAGGATGGGTCCGACAATCTGGAGGATGACGTGCTGAATGACCCTGTCGGGGAAGGTGACGGTGTAGCATAAGTGGCGCTTCTTTCCGCGCTCGTATATGTCTCTTGAACGGAATTTCGAAAAGTGGAACTCCGCTGTGTGTATTTCTTGCCAAATCCAATATGCGCAATCTTCTTTGTTCTCCTTCATCTAGATGACTTGAGGATCGTGGGCATGGTCTTTGGATGCGTTGTCTATCGCCTCCATGATATTCTCCTTGCGCAACGCAAGGTCGAACAACGGCACGCCGTCGATGTTCCCGATCCTCTTCAATCGACTACCCTCCGTATTTTTGCACCGCGTCTTCTTCCTTCGCCCATTCCGGGAGTACCAAAGCCGCATGTGGTGCAAAGTCGGCAATTCTCGTCCGACCGTGATTTTTCAGCAAGAGCTGGGGCTGTGCGGACTGATCTCCAAGCCGAAAAGCGTTCCCATAAGGGTTCCCACTGATAGGGATGGAGCGTGATGGAGTGACGGACCGCATTCGTGTTGCTAGCGCTATTGTTGAAGTTAGCGTAGAACGGACCGCAGTTCGTGCCGTTGTTGTAGTTGCCACCGACATTCGGGAAATTCGAGGCATTGACATTGCCATTGTCGGCGAAGAAACCCAAGGACAACGAGCCACGGACGCCGCGCGGTCTACCGCACCGCCCATGGATATAGGTGGTATCCATGATACTCTGGATTAAGTCATCTTATTTAAACAATACGACAGACCGCCGGGGTCTCCCGACGGGAAGGCGGGGCTTGCGCCCCTGTTTATGCGCCAGCGCCTCCGGCTGACTGGCGCGGTTGTTTGCTGCCCTTTATCAAAGACGGTAGGAGGGACGGACCGCATTCGCGCGGCTAGCGCTATAGGCGAAGTAAGCGTAGAACGGACCGCAGT